TTTGGTGGTCAAGCGCATCAATACTATAGGTAAAAAATGCGCAGGATTTTAAAGCTATTTTGAACACCCTACCCAAAAGGCGGACGGTAACTATTATCGCCCATATAGCAGACAAGCACCAACTGAGGATTTTGCAGACACTGTTGCGCAATACGTTAAAGACAAAGAAAAATGTCGCAAGCAATTCCCGCACAGAACAGCTCTGCTTGAAAAATTACTTGCAACACTTTGATATTAAGAATACACTTCGAAGATTCGATTGCCGTCCTTGTCAAATTCAATAATCCTTGTGTGCTTGGCATATTTCTCAATGCACGGCTCCATGTTTTCATCAAAAAAATAAGCCGTCATCTTTACGCCCCCATGAGGGGTTTCGCCGTAGATTGTAGAAAATGTCGCTTCCATAATGCTGAGTATTTAGTTAATATTTTGCAAATGTACTTCAAATGTTTTGTGTGACCAAATAAAAAGGTTACCTTTGCACCACATTGTTGTATCTCGTTACGAGATATTACGTTAAACTTCAATACCCACTGCCAAATGTATCTCCGCCGGCAGTGGGTTTTTGCGTCTATATACCTAACGCTTTTTGAATACATATTTTTTCGTTATCAGTGAGCATATTACATTGTATCTTGCGATAATGCCCATTAACGAGAAGCATAAGCGACACCGCAGGTCCAATTGCTTTATTTTCAGCTACACGCATTGATACTGCCATTGCATTGCGATACGACTTTCTGCCTTTAACAGGCACTGGGTTCTTTAAATCGCATTCATATGGCGAAGTTGTCGTAACATTAAACAGCTTTGCCAACATATATTCCGTGTATACGTTCATATTCTATCCAATGAATTTATCGTAGTAGTCTTTGTCAAAAGAAATCTTTTCTCTTTCAAAGTCAGTTGGTATTTCATGTGCATAACAACTAACTTTTGTTATGCATATTCTATTTTCTAACTTCTCGCCACTTAAAGACACAGAATCCGGAATGTTTTCACTATATGTTCTTACTTTAACATAGAAATATCCATTACCATTTTCAAAAGTTTCAATACTCTTTTTGACCAATTCACATTCGTCATAGTATTGACGAACGTAAGCCAAAGCATCCTCTTTATTTGCAAAGACACGAAGGACTCCTGAATGTATGTCGCAGACATCATTACTATTGTCTTTGTCTTGCTGTTTCGACTCAACTTCTACGACGTAAACGTAAGATGTATGAGCCTTGCTGGAAACAGGCGACATGGTGGACGCTTCTTGTGGTTTTCTAATTGTAGCCATATCGTTATTTTCTAAAGTTTATATATGCACTTGGATAACGCATCGAGCAATGTTCTGTAACAGCATATCCTTGTCGGCGGAATGCTCGCACAACGTTATCAACCGCTTCGAACGAAGATGCATGCCATTTGTTTTCGTTCGGCATAGATCCTGTCCAGTTACCAGCACAGCAACCTTCGGTTCGCTGAAGAATCTGTACTTCTTTTCTTTCTTTTAAATTGTCAAGAACCCATTGTGCAAGCTCATTCTCTTGCTCTTCTCTTGCATTTGACTTTGGAATTTCTATCATATTATTGATTGTATTTTAGATTTAACAATGCACAAAACCTTTTATAAACATGAATTTATATGTTTAAAAGACTGTTTATAAGTTCTTCTTTGGTTGCGAATATCTCGTTCATATATCTGGTTTCCTTACGTTTGTCAATACTGATAACTACGGAATTGCCGTGTATGGATTTGTGTACCAAAGTAAGAATGTGGTTAAACTCTTGCGAAGGCAGCGATAACACGTCTTTAGAGATACCAGCTCTTTCTGCGCAGAAGGAGTAGACATTTTCGATAAGATACTGTGAACGATAATCCAAATAGAATTTGTCTTTTTGTTCGCCTATAGACATTGACATATACAGGATAGTTCCACTTACTATTTTGTTGTTTAGCATCGTATAGACAGTTTGTCCAATACGGAAGTCACTTGCGAGAATTGTAGCAGAATTCCTTACTGCCTTCATACCACTGTCATCGAAGTTAAAAGTAGCATAGAGTTGCTGTCCTTCCCTAATGGCCTTAAACATCCTTTCCGTGCGTTCGTCCTTGGTAGCTTCTCGTTCTGTCTCGATACCGTCTTCATCCAACTCAGTAACATATTCGTCGAAGTAATATTCATCTTTATTGCAGATGAACAAGCCAAGCTCTTGAGCCTTGATAACATCGTTTGCTGTTGCTACCTCAAACCCAACAACGTTTGAATTCTTAAAATAAATACTCTTCATATCGTTTGTTTTAAAATTGTTAATAGTTCCGTGTGTGGAATCGAACCACAATGGAAAGCCTATCTTTACACGAAAACCGACTATCTAAGTTGTCATCTTGCGTTTAACGTTTTCTTCTTAACGTGCCATAATACTGTATGCCACACATGTTTGCCGTGTTATCTCACGCCTTATGATTTTTCGTCTTCACTAAGGTTTGACGGTGGGATAATGAGCACCCCTTTCCGTGCTGTCTGCTTATACGTTCACAGACCAAACGACAAGTTCGAGTCCTTGCGACTGAGTTTAGGTATTCTCCTTCCGATTTCTCTTTCAGTCATTTTTAGACGGATGGCTCAAAGGAACTTCTAACGAAAATCTGTACCGTATTCTACGTAGTATTGTTCCGTGTCACGTCTCGAACGTGATGTGCGCCTATCGCTCACGGATAATGGTATGTTTATAAACGCACCTGTAAATCTGTTGGTTTGATATTATCACCATCTTTTCGTGCTAGTTCAATAGCTTCTTCTACGCTGTGAGTTTTTACATATCCAAACTTTCCATGCTTACGACTGTAGTAAGTGTAGACTGTATAATTTTCCTTTTTCATAATCGTGTGTGCTTATTTGTCCAAATTTTCTACCAGATACTTGATTTCGCTGTCCGACAATTCGATATTTTGAGAATGTTTGAATTTGATTATCTCCTTAATTCCTATAACTTCTTCCACTGCTTGATAGGCCATAGCGTCCGTGTCGTTGCCTTTATCGAGAGCAGCAATTATGTTATGTGCGAAAATTGTAATCATATCTTTTGCTACTGTTTTAACGTTTTCTACTTCTTTGCGCAAAACCTCAGTTTCTTTGTTAAAAGTGCAACCGCACTCAATAGCAAAATCATTCTTTATATTCTCGCACATCTGGTCGATGTCCGCTCCAAACTTCTGTGCAAAGTATGTATTACCTTTAAGTGATTGTAATACTTTAATTTCTTCCTGTTTTGTCATAATCTTGATATTTTTTGTTCTTGGGGAAGTAGCAAGCTTCCCCTTTATTTTGTTTTTATTTCATTTCAGCATCGGGGAATTTCTCTTTGGTCTTTCTGAGTGCTGTAATGCATGCCATATATTCTCCGCTACCTTCCTCTCCGACAAGCTCGGCAAAAATAGACCACCAATAACGGTTGTGTGTGTCGTTTACAAATGGATAATTGCTGTTCATTGTTGTATCTCCTATATTAGTTGTTTATTAATTTTTACACCGCAAAATTAATATATTATCTTCAAATAACCAAATAATTCTTAGTTTATTTCTCTGTATTAAGAATAATTTAGAGGTTTATCTATTAGTAGAAATAAATATAAAATATAATAGTACTAATATCAACAAAAATACCTACCTTTGCATTCAAATCTAAAGCTTATGACACAAATCTACAACATGAACACGAATGACATACGTAGTCTTGCTTACGAGTACATAAGGCAAGGAATACCGAGCAGGGCAATACAATGCTTTGAGCGGTTGCTGTGGCTCGGAAGTTTACGACGGCGTGAATATTTACGACTGGCGGCATTGTACCCCAAAAGGCATAATGTCGCAATAAAACGAATTATTGAACGATATAAAGCAATTTACAAATAAACAATCATGAAAGATATTTTATTTAGCATTGCCATAGTATTGGCATTTACTTTTACTGGATGCAGCGTTTCCAATCAAAAAGAGCAACCCAAAGCCAAAACTGAAATTAACGAAGATTCTTTAAGAACTTCAAAATTTAAAGAAGTTGGCGTAAAGTACTCTTCTTTGGCTACCGTAGGTTATTGGGTGTTCAATATACCAAAAGACCCTAAAATACCAGCAAGCACGAACATAAAATACACTGCATTTTTATATAAAGACATGAATACCGGCGAGTATTATCTTATGGAGAGAGATTACGTAGAGAAATCGTTGGTTATCCGTTCTCTATTCCTGAAAAAAAATCAAAATCGTTATGTTATGATTTTCAAAGATGCACCTTGGTTAAAATACGAATTTGATAAAGAAGGTAATTGTTGGGAGACCGAAGAAGGCCTTGAAGCTGAACTTGGAACTGGCGAGATAAACACAGAATTACTTGATTAAACAAATAGAATAAAAGCGAATAATAATTTAGCATATAAAGAGTGAGGAGCATAACAACCTCACTCTTGTTTTTTTATTCCAGCGCCTCCAGAGCTTCTTTAAGAGCATCTTTTATACCATTGTGCAAAAAATGCTTTGTAAGATACAGCACGTTATACCCTTTGTCCTCGACAGACTTGCCATATACCATACCAGCAACAACAATAACGGTGTAACCCTGCGGAGCTACGACACCGGGTTTTGACGCATATTCCTCCAATGCTTTTTGTACTTGCGCCTGACCGCCTTTTACTTTGTCAGGCTCGGGAATATTACCTATAAAAGAGTTGAGTAGCTTACCGTCTTTGAACACAGCAAATGATATGGAGTTTTTAAGATTTGCCGTTTGGTCTTGGTAACCTTTATTGTCTTTTGAAAAAGTCACAGCTTCTTCGCCAAGCTGTGCGAGTAACAGATCCAAAACGTTCTCCACGGCCTGTTTTTTCTCCATAAGCCTTTTCTTTAAGGCTTCTATACCTTTTATTTGTATTTCTGCTTTTGCCATACGCTATTGATTAGAATCCCTATTAACTGCTATTTGTACAGCACAAGGTCGCTGACATACGCCCATTGCTCCAGCCCTTTGCCATCATACATAGAGTAGTCCATGAACCACCACTTGTATACACCCGATTGCATCGCTCGACGTGTAGCGAGTCGGAAACCGCTTGTTGTGCGAAGCAAACACCACTCGCCGTCGTTGGGCAACTCGGTGTTGGCATCATGCCATATAGTTTGTAAGTACTGTTTAATACCGGCAATAAAGGACGAGCGCAAATCATCGCGAGTAAACTTGCACTCGTCCGCATCGCCACTGAAAAGATTAAGCGGATAGTCTTGTGCCCATGCACAGCCCTTATCAACACAATCCTTTCGTGAAAGCATATCAACATGCACTGTTGTTGTTTTCTTTTTTCTTGGCATTTACGTATTCTTTAAGTACACAAGCACCATCTTCAAGCAAAGTATATCGTTCACGCTGCTCAGCAGACATTGCATCGTATGCAGCACGGCTTGCCTTCTTTATATTATCTTGACTGTATAGCGTTTTAAAGAACGCATCAAAAGTTGCCTTTATAGCCTTGTTCTTTACGATGTTGTCCCGATACGTGTTACGGTCTTCGCCCATAATGTTTTCAAGCATCATTTCAATAGACTTTAACGCCCGTACAGGGAACTTCGGTGCAAAGCAACTACGGACATCAATATGCCTTATCTCCTGTATTCGCTTGAATATATGTTCAAAAGTGTCGCTTGACATACATATAAGGTTTTGGACTACTATCATCAAGGCACAAAGACCAGGTCTGCCTACACCAAGGTTTGCTAACTTTTTGGATATCTGCTCATGTAGCCTTTTCAAGATAGGTGTTGTCATGTCGTATAACTGGTTGGCATACTCGTTGCAATAATCAGGTTCAGAACTTTGTTCTACTGTCTTTATTATGCTGCGTAGAGAACGCTGTGCATCTCGAAAAAGCTTCTTAGTCTTAAACTTAAATAACCCTTTCTTGCGTAAATAGTCCTCCATATAGATAAGCCAGTTGTCCGTTATCAAATACTCCGTGTATGAGAACTGAAACACCGACACCTTGCCAATGTTTAGCGTTTCTTGTATATATTCAGTATCAACAGACTGATCGGCATACACTCTATGAATGCTGCCAAAAGACTCTACATTATAGCATTTTATTGGATTTTGCATATTTTATTCTGATATATTGTTTTGTTGTCGGTACTCATTAACAGCATTTGTAAAGTAAGGCGAAAATGCAAGTTCTTTAATATATTCGTCGATTGATGTAACGGTTGTGCTATTGTCACCACGCTCCCAGCTACTGACATAGAACATCCAACACTTCGTAACATACACCTCCTGCTGTGAATTGTTGAATGGATTAAAAGCCGTTGTTTTCTCAATAATGATGTGAAGCCTGCGGTCATTAGACCACAATTCATAGCCTCCCTCCGTCTTGACAGCGTATGCAGCTTTATTATTTGATTTTATAAAATATTCTTTTTGCGACATTGAGTATCTCTTTTATTTACATTTACTTCATTGATATTACTTTTAGCCATCGCTCGATAGCAAGTGCAGATTCATCAAACGAGCGACAAACCATATATTCAAAACCAAGAGCGCAGACCTTTCTCTGAAATTCTTTTTGTTTCTCAGACAGTCTGCCATCGGGCGTTTTTACTTCGAGGAACAACACATTATGCTCGGCTATTATGATAAGGTCGGAGAATCCGGCAAGAATCCCCTCACGCTTCATTATCGTTGCTTCTTTCGCATTACGAAAGCCGCCATTAGGAATAGCAGCTATTATATACCGTGGGTATTGCAAGCGAAACCATTGTACGACAGCTTGTTGAATGCCAGACTCGACGTGCCGAGGTTTGGCACGCTGATTGTGCTTCAATAGGAGAAGCTGCCATTTACTCAAATTCTGCGTCATTTTTTTTGCTAATTGCATCATCCACAGTAGAACGCCATTGCCTCCATTCTTCTTCTGTGCGCATCCATTGAAGACATGGTCTTTTTTCAGGCATTGTCAAAGCTGATATAAGACCAAGCATTTCGTCAAAGCCTAAATGGTCGCTATGTTTATCACCCTGCCAAACATCGAAACCATAATCACCATCTTTTTTTATTACAATATCTTCCATTTGTTACATCCATTTTGTCCAACGTTTTTGCTCAATTGGACGATAATAAATCTTACACTTGTCGTTCTCAAATACACCATTATTTCTTGATATGGCATTCATTATTGCACCACGTCCAACCCCTAACACGTCTTTTCCATATTCAGCGACAAGCTGTAATGAAGAAGTATATGCTCTTTCTATCTTTGAACCTTTAAGTTGCAATACAAGCACCCTTTTTCTCTGCTTCCTTCTGTCTTTCATTTCTACTTCACCTCGCTTTCTATTTGTTTCTGTGACTCGCGTATTAACAAATCTATGATTTTAACGATTACTTCTCTATTGCTTATGCCATGAATGCCGTTTGTGGCTTTTAACTCCACACAGTACACAAGTTCTTCCTTGCGTAGCTTGCGGTACTGAGCATTCAATTCTTTTATATGTTCTATTTTCTCCATTGCTTTTAGTTTATGCATGTGCTGACATTTCGTATTGTACAGCACATGCTTCGTTTACTTTACAGCAACACAAGGTCTGCGACATGTGTTCCGGCAGGAATAATGAGATTGTCCATACGAGTGCCAAACTGAGTTTGTCGTAGTATGTTTACCTCTTCGCATACATTGACAACAACGTTTACTTTGCTGCTACCAGTAATTATTGACATTGGCACAACAAAAGAAGATGTAAGGCGTTTGTTTTCCTCTACAAGCAAACCATTCATGGCATTGTCTTGTGTAGATGTAATGATTGCGTCTCCAAAACCTGCTATGTTAATAACAGTCGGCACAATAACGCAACCTTTATGCAAAGGAACATCCTCACTTGCTATAAGAGGTATTATACGTGGTTTATTCGCCTCTTTCTCTTCTTGAGACTTTGATTCCTTGTTGTCTTCACTTTGTGCATCCTGTACCTCGTCCTCTAATATTTCCATTGGTGGAACAAACTGAGGCGCTTCATTCTCTGTAGGTTTTTCTGTTTTTTTGTATCTTCCCATATTCTATTTTTTAAAAAGGTAAATCACTATCATCATTCACTGACTGTGCAAACGGAGCGTCACAAGTTGCAGCCGCATTAACAGGAGTGTTGTCAAATGGTTTCATGCCTCCGAGGATTGGCATTGCGTACAATTGATCCTTTGTCATGCTCTCACGTTCTTCTTTCGGCAAAGACTGCTTTACAAGGTGCGTTTGGTCATATTTGGATTCACGCAAGGCAAAAGCATTCAAATCCAGATAGACTGCCTTAGGAGTGCCATCTGCATTTGCGCTGACAAAAAGATGATTCTCTTCAATAGGTACGACAAGACAACGTTTCGTTCCCGTGCGTCCTTTAATGCTCATAACACCAGCATTCTGGTATTTTAGAGCATTTAGTTTGATTCCATAGTTTTCTTTTTCCATTTCTATATTTTATTAGTTAACCTTTTAATCTATCCAAGAATGACACATGATATTTACCATCAATCAATTGATATTTAAATTCGAGCATATCATCATCAGAAACATCACCTATATCGTTAATAACAAGAGTAGGAAAATCGTACATGCAAGCAAATCCTTTCTCTTCAATGTGTGTATCGAAATTTTCCTGCTTTAAATTCTGTGCATCGCAGAAGAAATAATCCAAACTATCAATAATATGGCAGTTTATCCATTCCTTATCTTTCATATAACCGGTATTTACGAGTTCGTAATGCGATTTGGCATTGTCAGCCATTATCGCTTTAACTCTTTTTATCTCTTCGTCGATACATTTCTCCAACCGTTTACTTGTGACGAGTGCAGCACTATTCCGCGTCTTGAAATATTCACGCTGTGCTGCTCGCATTTGATAAACTTTATGAAAGAAAAATTTTCTATCCATTGTTTTGCTTTTTAAGTTCTTCAATGAGTACGTTAGCGTATCTGACAGCTTCCCTCGCATTACCCTCCAAACTTTGGTATTCGAATTCAACGTCTGTGTCTGTGCTGCGCTTCTCGTTTCCTTCGTCTATGTAGATAGCACAAAGCATATCCTTAGCAATCTCATATCTACGCTGCTCCCAATCAATCTGCTTATGAGTGGTGACTACCGTACAGTTACGCTTATCTCTTGTTAGTTTTGCCACACATTCTTTGCAACGCCCTTTATAGGACTTTGAAAAAGCGGACAGTGACAAAGTTCGTCCGCATATCTCACACGTTTTCGTTTCCATTTTACATTGCTTAATAATTTTCTTCGTACCTTTTTACAAACATACTGGCTGAGGTTATTGCGACATCTGCAATATACGCTGCTTCTGTCTTCCTTTTGATGCCAGCCATATTTTGTACAGCGCCACGGAAACCGCATTTGCTGTTATCTGTATTAAAAGCGACCATCATTCTTGAAAACATATCCTTTGCAAGGTCGTATTCGCGTTGCTCCCAATCAATCGGATCTTGTTGAAGTTGCTCACAAATAGATTCAAAGTCTTTTATATAAGCCCACCGTTCTATGTGATTCTTAAATTCTGTTGGGGCTTGTAAACGGCTTTCTACCCATTCTTTACGTCTAACCAACTTATAAGAGTCATGGTCTTTCCATTTAAAGATATATCTATCTTTTCCATTGGGAATTTCCGTGGCTGTATGCCAAATATTTTTTGTTTCCATATCTCCTTTTGATTTTAAATTAGCCTCGGAATAAGGATTCGAACCTATATTCACACCGTGTATTTACAGGCTGCTCACACGATTAACTATTCTAACATTTTAACATTTATGGCTGTCAATCCTACAACGGAAAACTTTGCAACCTACCGTCCCGTGACGGATGAATTATTCCGAGTTATAAAATGCCCTACCGCCGTAGGGCTTACGAACTAAAAACTTTATTTTATACCAATTATAGAAGAACGTCTCACGACGTGACAGAAAAAACAAATTGTTTTACAATATATGATTGTCTAAAAAATCCACCATAGCCAAATTCTGTGAGAGAATCATTGGCTGGTCGAGCGTTGCCGACTTGTACATGTCCGTAGCGGCATTGTAGAAATCCCACGCTGTCACCTTGCCTTTGCTGTTATATGTAAGCATCATCTTTTCTGTTATGCGTCCTATTTGTGCTTGGTTGAGCGGTATCGTGTTGTTGTTGCGTATACATTTGTGTTTTGTCTCCGAAGCCACGCGTAATGATGTAAGCATACCTATGATTGTGAACATTTCTTGTGCGCTAATCTCGCGACGTTTCATTTTCTCAATTCGTTCATCGTCACTTTCTGCGATACCTCGCAGATTATCGAGCCAACTCGCCACCTTGTCAAGCATTTCGTTAATGGAAATGCCGAGAGTTTTGCCATCCTTATACGTGGCAGCATATTGCTCACGATTGAGCATTGTTTGGTTATGACATATCACCACATTGCGTCCGATGCCAACTTGCAAACCTTTCTGATGATACGAGATAGCAAGATTTGTCGTTATAGCATCATCACCCTCACCTTTATCAAGGTCGTATAAGCGAATATTGCAATACACGCGTCGTAAGATATGTGCTTCTATGGCACGTTCTCCAAACTTTTCTTCCTTCTGTGGAAGACGACTCACACCAGGCGCTCTTCGGTCTTTGTTGTTGGCAGCGAACAAATCCCATATCTCGGCACGATAGCCACGTTCGGCGCACATGTCCTGTATCTGCTGTATAAGCTGAAAATGATAAATGCCCAGCAACGGATTTCCGTTGTAGTCGTTTTCTTTCTCCGTGCGTGCGAGCTGTTCAAGCGTCAGCGTCTGAACCTTGCTTATGTCGAAGTCGAGGAACTGACGGTCGTTACCACCTGCTACTTCAATCTCTGTTGTAGAATCAGCGACCACGTTGTTAGATGTTGCTACATTCATTGTTGAATACATTGTTGTTTCCATTTAATTTGTTGTTACGTTAAACTTGTTTATGATTAAAGTGTTTCCACGTTTTCTGTGTGAAAGAACTCCTCGTCCACTTGCGTGTACATTGGAAGCATTGTTTTGCCGTACAGCCACTTTGGCATGACACACTCATTTAAATCTTCCGACACGTTGCTTGGCTTCACGATGATTTTGTTTTCCGGAACCCAAACTTTCTGATTTTGTTCCTCTCCAAAAGAGAACATTTGCGCTTTTGGCGTTTTGATATCCATCATTGCCTTTGGACAACGAAAACGCACCATTGTTGTTGTAATCTCCATTGTTGTATCTTTTGTTTTTATTAATAAAATATCCACATAGCCACGTACATAACGACTATGATTACGCAAGAACACATTATAGTTATCTTGGCTTCTCGTACTTGTTCTTCATCCCAATTGTGGGGGTCCATATAATCTATCATATTCATTTGTTTTTTGTAAGCAAGGTTGTTACACCTTGGTTGTTTTTTTACTTAGAACAAATTACAGGTAACCTTATTCAATGCCTTTATAAGCCGCTTCAGCAACAAGCTTGTGAGTTGCGGAGTCTGTTAACTCGTCGTAAACACTGTAGAATTTGTTATTCATAACTGTATCTCATTTTAAATTATTTATTAGTTTTCACAACGCAAAATTAATATTTTATCTTCATACAGCAAAATATTTCTTAGTTATTTTCTCTGTTTTAATAAATTTTAATATTAGAATTAGCGTCTGTACTAATATTTATATTAATTTTGTGGCATCTAAAAAGGTTGACAATAAAAAAGAATGGATTTCCCAATCCAAAAGGAGCAGGGTTAAATATAACATATGCCTCTCATTGCACACATTGTCAACTTAGTGCAACGAGAGGCTATTTTTTTAACGTATGGTAAAAAAGTTAAGATACAGCATCGCAATAGCTTTCAGAGACAAGCAATCTCTGAAAGCTATTGCGTTTGTACTTTTCTTTTATCATAAATACAGTCAAAACGTCCTAAAGAACTGGACATACAACAAATTGTCAGACATAACGGGCATACATGCGTATACAATCAAGAAACGCATTGCGACATTACATAGGCTCGGTTATGTTGATTTCGAAGGATCGTCGCTTGTTTTTCGTTCAGTCGTTTCAAAGCACATCGAACGAAACATTAATATCACAGATATTTGTTATGACACACTTAAAGATGTAGAAAAATCATTATACGCCATTCTTTTGTGCATAATTCAATCCCGTAAGGACTTTTGTAGACGTACCATTCTACAGGCTCGCGAGTCAAGACGCGCTGATGTTGTTAAGAAGGCTCGCACCATTAAAAGGAGGTATGGCTATGGGGAGGCCTATTGCGAGAAAGGATTATCGTACAAAAGAATTGCGCGAAAATTTGGAGTTTCGTTAAAAACTGCATTTAAATATGTGAAATATGCGGTAGAAAAAGGCTTTGTTGCTTTACAGAGCCACTTTTTTTCTACTTTTATGCATGGAGTAAACAGATATCCTGTACCTGGTTTTAGATTCACTACTCGTAACTATGCTTATAACGTTGCAGCTAATACATACTCCATTACAAGTAATATATTCTCTTTAATGACTCCTCGTGCTCCACACGGGGCGCATAATGCATGGTTATATTAGATTATAAAAAGTGTAGACTATATGAAAAATTCAACAAAACTCGAAAAAGTAAAGAAATGGCTTGATGAAAACGGCATCAAGTGGAAAGCTCGTCGTCGTCATCGTAATGGACATTGTGACTGTTTTGTTATTGACACAAAGGTTTCTATCAAAATCGAGGGTGCAGACGATGATATTTTCTATCGCCGTCACAAGCGTGGCTATCATCCTGTGTTTATACGCAAAGCGGACACGCCAAAGTTCGTTATTGAAAAGGTCGCAAACACCATACGCGACACTATGATTAAACAGCAATACTATTATTTAAAGCAGCAAAGAAGAAAGGAGGCGTTGAAGAATGAGCACAAACGAAAATAAAGAAGACTATTGTGGAGAATGTCCTCTGTTTAAAAATGAAGACATAAATGGCTTAGGATTTTGCGCAGCGCAAAAAGGTTGGATGCATTATGCCGATATATGCGCGTTTTGGACAGGTCTTATGGATAATGCCGAAGTGCTGCGCATTCTACATTATGCACAGAAATGTCAGCGAGGTGCTAACACCAAAATGCTTTCACCTACATTGCTTGGCTTGGCTATTGATAACGCTATGCGCATCATTCGCAATCTTAAAAAGAACAGTCAATAAAAATACAAGTTATGAAAACAAACCAGATAATGAAGCCAAGCAAAGCATTGATTAATAGGCTGCGTCAAGACCTTATGTCAAAGACGAGTGAAGCAGAAAAAGCAGCTATACACAACTGTGAGCTACTCGGATATAAGGCCGTTAGACAGCAGCCTATAGCAACTGGACGCAAGCTGTATTTTGCAGACATCTATTTGCCGGAGCTGAAGGTAATTATGGAAATTGACGGCGGCTACCATTACACCAACAAGCAAAAGCGCAAAGACAGCAACCGTTCCGCAGGAATTTGGCGCATGGGGTATCATGTTGTAAGATTAAGCAACCACGATGCACGTAACATAAACAAAGTAAAGGCGAAAATTGAACTTATAAAAAAGAATTTACATGACAGAAAATTTAAATAAAAAGATACAGCAAGCAATAAAGCTTCTACAATCTATCCCCTCCCATAACGGTGAGCCAATAGAAATTGCTTACAGTGGAGGTAAGGATTCTGACGTAATATTAGAGCTTGCTCGTATGGCAAAATCAACTTCAAGGCAATATATAAATGCACAACAATAGATCCTCCTGGTACCATAAAACATTGTAAAGACAATGAAGTACAAATTGTACGACCTAAGCAAAATTTTTTTAAACTTGTAGAAGACAATGGGATGCCTAATCGTTTCATGAGATTTTGCTGTCGCGTATTGAAAGAGTACCCAATTCTATACAATTCCGTTATTGGCGTTAGAAAATGCGAATCCCGAGCAAGAAACGCACGTTACAACGAGCCTGTAGTTTGTCGAGTGTATAATAAAAAAGAAGTCGGTCGTGTACAACAAATATTGCCTATACTCGATTGGAGTGATGAAGAAGAACTTGAATTCATTAAAGAAAGAGGCATAAAACTACACCCTTTGTATTATCGTAATGATGGAACCATAGATATTACACAACGACTTGGTTGTATGTGTTGCCCTTTAAAATCACCTAAAAAAAGACTTGAGGACTTTAGAAAGCATCCACGAATGCTCCGACAATACATTCGTAGTGCTGCTAAATATCTTGAAACACATCCTAATAGTTCTGTTCACAAATGGGCAAATTCTGTCTATGAATGGGTATTCGCTGAAATAATGTGCTCAAAACATTCAGAATTTATAAGTGCTTACAAAAATGGTTTAATCGAATATGATAAACAATATTACAAAGAAACATTGGAGAAATATTTTAATGTGAATCTTGATATATGAAAAATAAAAAGATAAGAAACAAAGACAACGTAAGGTCATTGCGTCCAGATCCTCGTCATTGGACACGGAAACAGCACAGCAATTCGTGGAAAGCAAAAGTGGCCTACGAAAGCGAAGAAACGGCGGCAGATTTTCTTGAGCAGAATCCTAAGCTGAAAGCATTAGGTTATAAAATATACCTTTGTCCTATCTGTTCTAAATGGCATTGCGGACATTTGAAATAAACTATTATGGAAAGATTAAAATACAATATTGAGTTGGCTGACAATGGAGTGGTAGTACGAGGCGACGATACATCGTTGGAAGTTACCGAACAAAAAAGAAATGAAGACGCTCGTGCTTACGTTGACAGAGCATTGTCTAAAATTATGGTTATTGTGCGTGATATGCTCTTGGATCCACAAGCGTATAATCTAAAAAACAAAGATGGATTCAAAATTAAAATAGAAGTATACTAAATGGAACAGATTAAAATTGAATTGTGCGGTGGCAAGATGCCTGAAAAAGCACACGCAACAGATGCAGCTTTTGACGTTTTTACAAGAGAAGATGTAGAACTTGTCCCTTATTTGCGAACGGCAATACCTCTCGGCTTTAAAATACAGCTACCGCCACACCTCGCTGCTGTGATACAACCACGAAGTGGAATGTCGTTGAAAGGCATGGCTTGCAAGGTGAGAACAGAAAATGGAAGCATTGATGCTCGAATAGATGCAGACGTGCTTGTCGGTCTTGTTGACTGTGGTTATACCGGTGAAGTCTGCTCTCTTTTACGTGTCGGTTGCGGTTCAACGCCTGAGCTGTGTAGTAGAGGTAATCATGGCGTTTTTATTCCTGCTGGCACGAAAATAGCTCAAATGCGCATTGTTCAAGTTCCAGACGTGACGTTAGAAATAGGTACAATAGACAAAGACACCGAACGAGGCGAACACGGATTTAATTCTACTGGCACATATTAATATATGTATTAGGAATACTAATATTAAAATATACTAAAAATATTAGTATTCTTAATATTTTCTTTGTTACTTAAATATTTATTATTAATTTTGCGGTATAAAAATTAATAGCTAATTAATAATAGGAGATACAACAATGAACACAATTAGAACTTTTATTCCGTCTGACAGCGTTGCAAGCTTTAAAAAGTTTGCAAACAAAACCCAAAAGAATGTAGAAGGCTTTTCTTACACCATTAGCGAGCCTTACATGAAGGTGTTTTTGCATCCTGTTATAAAGGAGAATGGAATACGAGGCAATGCGATGAAGGTCTTTCACGAAGTATGCGACCTTGAAGTTAATATGCCCGAAGAAAACGGTTGGAAACTTGTATGCACATTTAAGGATGGCTCGTTTACACCCGTTGACACATCCAAGGAGCTTGTATTTAAAAATCCTGCTCACGGACAAGATTACAACAAGTGTGATGTATGTGGACATTGGTGCAAAAATTCTTACGTGATAGAGAACATTGAAACAGGCGAGGAATTGCAAGTTGGTTGCGAATGCGTAAAGAAGTTTGGTATCAAGAGTTTTGATTACCTATCAAAGTTTACGGACGAGTTGCACAAACTCTATGACTACAGCCTGTCTTGCTCAACAGACGATGACGAGTTAAAAATGTGGGGTGGCAACCCGAACGCTATTTACAAAAATGCTTTCAAGAAAGCTGATTTGATAATGTCGGCAAAAGCAGAATATGACAAATGTCCTATATATAAGAAGGCTTATCGCGAAAGAGACACATACTATCGCTCTCCTACATTGAATAATATCGAAACAATACTTTGTGGCGAACAATTCAACGTCAACAATGAGTACGTTAACAAAGTATGTGAATACGCTTTAAGCAAGCCTATCGACGGAGATTTTGTTGAAAAAACACATAGACTTGCAAACGATTTTTATGCCTATATAGATGAAGCGGTATATGCTTTCTTTATGGTCAAGAACTACGAGGATAGCTTGAAGGCAGAAACAAAGCTTGAAACTGGCACTCCTGTAAAGGTTGAAGGCAAAATTATTCAAACACGCACAGAAGAATCGTATTTTGGACCTATGACGATTAATATCATACTTACCGACAATGGCGTAGAATGTGAGCGTATAGGCAAAATTCCAACTGTAGAAAGAGATAACATTAAGCGCACATCTTTCTATTCTACTGTTAAAGGCATTTATCATGGCAAAATTAGCCTTGACAGAGCTACAAAGAATCCGAAGAAGGGTATCAATTACATAGTTCTTTAATTGTTTACACGGGGTAGGCAATGCTTGCCCCCACCAACAACATAAAATATAACTTTGCAAAAAAACAAAAGATTATGGCAAAAGGTGGAGGTTCGACAAGAACAGTAAGCGCAAATAATGCAAGTGCAAGCAGAACAAGCAGCAGCGCAAGTGCAAACACAACAAGTGTGAGTCAGCGATTTAGTAACGATGCAAGCAATCTCGTAAAACAATTAACATCAAACAAAATTGATTATAACACTTACGAAGATAAACGTTTGCAACAGCTAATTAGAAAAGGCAAATCTTATGAAGAAGGTTCGCTTGAAAAGGCTATAGAAAGCTATGTTCAATACGGATTAAAGAAAAACAATGGCAAGTATATGTCAATAGAACACGCAAATATGAGTGGTGCAAAGTCGGAGGTGATAAGATATGCGCAATTAAAAAGTATACATGACAAGATTCCTCAATTAAAAGAAATTCTTAACAACAGAAAAAGAAAATAGGTTTGCAAGACTAATAGTTTTTTAGTCCTACAAAACAAAAACTAATAATACGCTAATAATCAATTAAATAACAAAAAATAAACGTAAAAAGGTTTGGCACATTACAGAAGAATTTATAATTTTGTGGCGTTCAAAATTTTGTTGGCTGGTTGAGATTAGCGGCTCTTCCGGTATTGGGAGGGCATTTTTTATGCTCGACTTTCTTGGAAATACGACATAGGCGTATTGCCCCTCGCATATATTGTAATGGTGTATGCGTCCCATTCAGCTAACAGGGATTGAACAGAGGGTAGCAGTACGCCCTTTATGTGTCTGCTTAGTTTTACGTTCAAAAATGTTAGCAAAATGAACGAAGTAAAAATTATCAACAAGTCAACTTTCCTTGATAAGGAAATTGACGTGTGGGGTTCGGTCGAACGTCCTTTGTTTCGGGCAAATGATTTAATGAATTGGCTCGGTATTAAAAATGTTACAACTCTTATAGAGAGAGTAGACAAAGAAGAAGTGCTTAAGTTAAACCTAAGCAGTCGTAGTGGTGACACATGGTTTTTAACCGAAGATGGGTTGTATGAAGTACTTATGTCTTCTCGCAAACCAATCGCCAAGCAGTTCAAGAAAGGTGTAAAGAAAATCCTTCACGAAATCCGCGCCAAAGGCGGCTACATTGCAACAACACAGAATGACACTCCTGCAACAATTTTAGCACGTGCAATGAAAGTTGCTGACGAGGTTATTGCCGAGCACGAAAAGCGCATTAAAGAGCTTGAAGAACAAGGTCGGCGGCAAGAAATAGTTATCGAACAAAAAGACGCACAGATAGATGCGCAAGACAAGCAAATCAAAATCGCCGCACCTAAAGCAGAATACTACGACAACACACTTGCTTCAAAAACTTGCATTACAACAACGCAAGTTGCCGACGACTTGCACATTACGGCACGCACACTCAACGCAAAACTAAAGGATTTAGGCATAATTTACTCACAATCAGGACAATGGCACTTAAAGATGCCTTATAAAGGTTGGAACTTGGCAGGTACACGCACCTACAACTATCAGTCAAGCAATGGTGAGACATTAACAAGTACGACCCTTGTATGGAATCAGCGTGGCAAGCGATTTATCATTGCGCTTTACAACAATGACTTTAATGTAAAGCGAGCTATTGCCGAATTAGCAGGAGACAACAAAAACAAGTAACACGAACCATTTAAATCAGAGTAAATTATGAACGACAATAAATCAACAAATAACAGCGAGGTAGTATTCACAGTGAGCAACACAACCTCGGACATGCTTTGTCTTCTCCGGGATTGCATGAAATTGCAAGAGCGGGCCATAAGCCTGTTTGAAGACAAAGAAGAAGGAGAAAACGTGATTAATGCAACAATTGCGACTGTTCGTGCGCTCCGTGACGCTATAGCTGTCAACATAGAGCAAAACATTGAAAACTTGGATAACGCTACGATATAAACAGGCTTGTAGAAGCTTGTAAATAACAAATTATCACGGGTTACAACGCTAACAAACGCGCTGTGACCCGTTTTATTTTGCGTCTGTTGCAATATCTTTACGCCGATATAAACTTATATATCAGCATGTGAAAACGCCAAGCAAGCCAAAGAAAAAACACGCTAAATCAAAATTGTTTACACAGCCTTTTTAATTTTCTTTACGCGCATTTGTTTATAATGTAATTTTGTTGTCAGATAAAAATATCCATTAACGTTTAAACAGAATTACACTATGGCAATAAAAGAAAAAGTGCTTGCTTCTTGCAAAACGTCATTCGCGAAGTACGGTTTGAAGAAGGATGAACTTTCAAAGCTGGTAGACCAGATTATCGCAGGTCGTGGCCTAACAGATGAGTCAACAGACGAGGACGTTACCAAAGCTATTACGGCAGTCGAACCTTATGTCGGCATGATGCAATCGTCATTTAACCGAGCAGTCAGTGAGATAGAAGCGAAGTACAAAGGATGGGTAAAACCGACAGACTCTCCAGTACCACCCACGCCTCCGACACCTCCGACTTCTCCAACGGACACACCGCTTACAATGGATGCTGTGGCGAAAATGATTGCCGCGTCAAAAGAAGAGCAGCAGAAAGCTATTTCAGAAGCCGTTGCTGCCGCTCTCGCACCTTACAAAGAACGAGAGGAAAAGACAAGATTGTCAACCTTGCTGCAAGGCAACGAAAAGCTGAAGGATGTTCCAGAAGTATTCCGTTCCCGTTACACGCTCGACAAAGAAGAAAACCTTGACAATGTCGTTGAGCAGATTACAAACGATTACACCGCGTTGAAGCAGTCTTTGGTTGCAAGCGGCACATTCGTAACAGCTCCGACAACAAGTACACCTCAGACCGAGCAGCAGGATTTTATCAAGCGCATGGAGGGTTTTGCCGAGCGCAATGCTCCTAAGCCCGATGGTGCTGCAAAGTAAATCAAAGTAAAATTTAAAAATTAGTAAAGTATGGCTTATAAAGGAATGTACCTCAAAAAGAGTGTGCCTACCGACATCAAGGAAGGTTCTTGGTGGGAAGAGCAGTGCGTCGTAAGACAGGGCGGCTATGACCTTGACCAAAGCAATCTTCCAGCCGAACTCAAATGGCTACCCAAGGGCACTGTTGTCAAGCTTGGCACGGGTGGTAAGGCTGTGGCTGTAAAGAGTGCAAAAGTTACGGAAAAAGCGGATGCTGCCACAAAGACAGTGAAACTCGCACCCGGTTCTCTCTTTAAAGAGGGTGACACCATTGGCGGTAAGAAAATCTCTTCTATCGCAAGAAGCGCGACACTCGACACCGTGACGCTTTCAGCAGGACTCGAAGCTGCAATCAATGCAGACGATATTGTTACTGACTACAACAAGGATTCGGACGTGCTCCTTGGCTTTACCTACGCAACAAAGGAGCTTGACAAGGACGCTTCGCAACAGGTTGAGCCTACACTCCGAGTTATGGAGGTCGAGGAAGCATCACTACCCTATCCTGTCAACGCAGACATCAAGGCAGGTTTGAACGCCAATGGTATCGCATTGTTTAAGATTCAGTAACAAGCAGGTATTATTAATAGGATAACAATAACAAAAAATATAGAAAAGGTATGAATAGTATTCTCAAACAGCTATTAGACCCGAAGTCTTTTCAGACCTATATTGACGAGAACATGAAGACCTCGACATACAAGGCTTTGTGGAAAAACGAGATTAAGCAGGTGGACTATTGCGCAGCTAAGGTTTATCAGGCTAATCTTGCGGAGTACACTGCTGCTATGGTCGGTTCTGTTATCGCCAAAAATGCTGCGAAACCGGTACACCACATGCCAGACTTCGGTCAGTTGACAGGTTCTGTCGGTCGCTATGGTGACGAGTGGGAGCTTGACAACGAATATCTCGACCAGATGCAACAGCTCGAAGGTCGTTACCGTGATATGGCTGGACGTAACTACACACAGGCACAGCTCAATGCTCAGTACGATAAGCTTATCAAATATTCTTTCCGTCCGTACGAACGTGCCGTCATTGCACCACACAAGCGTCTTGACATGCTTTATTATGAGGGACTTTACACGGGCAAGCAGACAGTCTCTCGCGCTAACAACGCAAAAGCGAATGTGTCTTACACCTTTGACCTCGGCATTAAGCAGCTAACCGTTTCTACGAATTGGGGAGACGAAAATGCAACTCCAATTGCTGACATCAAGATGCTCAAGGACGAGGCGAAGAAGAAGGGTCGCAAGATTCAGAAGCTCCGTATGTCCGAAAACACATTCTTTAAAATGTGCAAGGCAAAGGAAATCAAGGACACGTTCAAGCTTAACCTCGGTACTGTACAGTTAAATCCTGCTGTGCCGATGCTTACGGTAGACCAGATAAACACTTATCTGCGTTCCGTACTGCTGCCTGTAATACAGATTGATGAAGACCAGTTTGTAACCCTCGCCGACGGCTCTAATGTCAACCTTATCGTTGATGACCGAGTAATAGCACAGTGTGCTGATAATGTTGCCGTTATGAAGATTTCAGACCCATTGGAGCTAAAGGATCCTATTCCTAACGTCTCATATTCTTCTCATGATGACAATCTCGTAGGCTACTGGCGTGACAATACAGGCTATCATGTTAACTACGATATGTGGGCACAGCCTGTTTTTAACGGCTTGAACGACCTCTATATTCTCAAGACAACCAAGTAAAGGTGGGCTTGGAAAACTCTAAATGTAGTAAGTTGTAACATTAAGACAAGGACAGCATGACAATCTCAGAAGCCATCGCAAGCGAAATTCAGCCCTTCTCTACTTCTGATGAAGCAATAGAGAAGATGTTTATCGACGCAGCCGATAAATACACTATCACAGCAAGTGTTGATGATGCATATTCTGTGTCTGTAAAAAAGCCCGTAGCCTATGCTGCAATGCGTATTCTTTACAAGATGCGTGTGCTTTCAAGCGAGAATGTGGGTGGCATATCACAAGGCTACAAAGCTAAGAATAGCTTGATTGACGATATGATTAAGTCTATCGCCAAGGATGCCGGATTGGATGCTGACCTTGTGCTTAATAGTGATTCGGATGATTATTGGTTGAGAAGTTCAAAAGTATGGTAAGGAGGAGAAAGCATGAATTTTGAGGACAAGATGCAAATTCAGCTTAAAATCTATAATGTCGGGTATGTACAAATTGGTGGACAATTCTACGACATGGACGAGGATGGAAATCCAAATTTTGACATGCCCAACGAGAATGCCGGCAGTGGCTACGACGAGGATGGAAATCCTATTGAGGCAAGTGCAACGCGTTTTTATGATTTTGGCAAGTGTATTATACTCCCAAACACAAGTGCAAGGTTGATAACATTGGCAGATGGTTCGCAATATGCTTATTCGTATGAGGTGATAGCTCCGCTGTCAAAGGCAAAATACAAAATGCTGCCTCGCGAAGGCGATAAGGTATTCATAACCAAGAAAGATGGGACTATCAGCAAAGAATTGGAAGTAAAAGGATTTGTGACATTCAAACGTCGCTATCTCAAATTATGGTTGTAAACTTATATGCAAAACGTATGATGTTAGGGGATGACGCTGTATGTGCAATGTACAGGCTTTTGAAAAAGGAGAGCAAAAGTATCGGCATAAATGAGCTTGGGGTTTTTAAATACGAAATTCCAAAAAAATCAAGCTTAAATGAATATGTCGTTATTAACCATCTACCTTTTGTTCAGCAAGATACAATAAACGAGGGCGTTGTAAATGTAAATATACACGTTAAGAGAACAGCCAGCGACGAACCAAACACACGAAGGTTAAAAACCATAGCAAAGAACATCCTCGTTTTTTTTGAGAAGGACACATACCTCGATGGTGCGTATTTTGAATTTTATTCTGATTCGCGACCTACACCCGATAACGATAACACTTATTACATTAATTTAAAATTCAACGTAACTTATAACAATTTAAAAGACTAAGATATGGCAAAAAATGGAAAAAACGGTGTGTATGGCATAGGCGAATTTGCCATTGCCGATCCTGCGGCAAATGGTGCTTATCCTACCAGTTTCCCGTTTAAGTTCAAAGCTATCGTTTCCGGTTCGTTGACGTTTAATGACAGCGCACCATCCACCAATGACGTGGAGATTGAGGATTCGGAAGACCCATATGCAGAGCTTCCTTCGTCAGCGGCAACAAAAGGCTTTACTGTACAGACTTACGACTTGTCACCTGAGACATTCAAAGCGATTCTTGGCTATACTTCCACCGACAATAAATGGAATAACGAGCAACCAACTGAGACAGAATGTTACAAAGCTGTACAAATCAAGACCAAGGCGTTCGACGATATTCCGGCAAAGGTGTTTCAGTGGTCAAAGATGAAGCTTACCGTCACTCGCTCAGGTTCTATCAGCAAAACAGGATTACCCAACCTTAATATTGTGTTCCGTCAGATGGGTGTGTTTGACGCAGAAGGCAACAAGGTTAGTGGACATCGTTGGGCTCGGCTCGAAGACGTTAAAACCGAAATAGACAAAGAAACCGGTGACGTTTAATGATACGGATTTCTTTATTTAAGCGGTGAGGTAAGGGCATAACCCAAGCCGCACCGCTTTTTAATTTTTATAACTATGAAAACAGCAGACAAAAAACGTACGGCAGAAACCTTAAAGGAAAAGCCTGTAAAAATAAAAGTTGGTTGGCTTAGTTTTAAAATAAAGCCTCTTACACTTATGCAGATATACGAAATGTCGGTTTTTGCTAACGATATAAAGAAGCCATCGTGGAAAGATGGCGACAAGATAAATATCATTGGTGAAACTATAGCACATGGCAACGATGCACGCCTTATGTGCGAGGTGTTTATAGTGTGTGCTTTTCGCAAGGCTTGGAAACGATACATGTTTGGACGATATATACGTAAGCATCTTAACATCTACGCATTCAACGAGCTTGTGAAATTTATCAGTCTGTCTTTTAACGCAAATTTTTTCTTAACCTCTATAACTTTCCTCACCCAAGCAGTAGTGATGACGGAGCCACAAACGATTCCCCATGGGCAGCAGTCGGAGCAGTGATGAAATATTTCCGTATGAGTTACGAGGAGGTCGTATTTAATCGCTCATACTTAAACATTATGCTTCTTAATCGTTCCATTCCTACATGGGATAACGACAAAGGCAGCAATAGTGTTAACACTAACACAGTCAACACAACTAACCGTCAATCAATTAACAAGTCAGTACACGCCTCAGACTTTTTTATGGATATGATGGGATAATATATATACAATATGGCAGCAGACGAAATACTTGGCATAAGTGGACAGTTGGATATTAATGACATTCAGCAGTCTTTTGATAAGTTGATAAATGACCTGAATTTACTTGGAGTAAAGACGGATGAAATTAGCTCTAAGATGACTAAGGCATTGAATGAAATTGCTCAAAGTTCGGCTTCTGATAGCGAGAAGACAAAGCAATCCGTGCAGACCTTAAAGCAGGGTATCGAAGAAATTAACAAATCGCTCGCCGACACGCCCGAAGCATTAAAGAAACTTGCATCGGAGGCTCAGACTGCGGAAGCAACCATCGATAAGCTTAAAAAAAGATTATCAGAAACAACTGAAGGTTCTCAGAAATGGAATGAGATTAATGAGCAGTTAAAATCTCAGCAGAGCTTAGTAGAGAAACTTAACGACGAATATTTATCAATGTTGGGTACATTCGGCAGTACTCAGCAGTATGTTGGTACTCTTAATGCTGCTATTGATACCTTGAATGCCGGTCGTTCTATTTCAACGGCGGCAACTGGCGCAAATGCGACTGCTCATGTTGGAGCGGCAGCAGCCGTAGGCACTGAAAGTGTGGCTCACAGCGCGAATGCTGAGAAGATAGGGGAAGAAACACAGGCTGTAAAAGACAGCACGCAAGCATATCAAAATGCAGCGGAAGCAAGTCAACAGCGAGCAGAAACAGCAAACGCCGAGGCAGCGGCACTTAACAAACTGACGGAGCGTGTATTAGAAGGCAAGGTTAGCGAAAACGAGTATATAAAAGCAAAGGAAAACGCAGAGGAGCGTTACCGTCAGCTAATGGACGAGCAAACGGAATTGCTTGAAAAGGAGAAAAAAGCAAGAGAAGAAGCATCTACTTTCAAGGTCGTTGACGGCAATATTGTCGATAACAACAACGCTCTAAACGCTCAGGCAGCAGATGCACTTTTAGAACGTGCTAACAAGCTGAAAAACGAAGCAAATGAAATTGCAAGCAGTTTGCAGCGACTTTCAGAAGCTTACACTTCTACAGCGCAAAAAGCAGAAGCTGAACAAAAGCGAGAAACTGAAAGCACAAACAAAACGCTTGATGCGATACGAGCCAAAGAAGACGAGCTAAAGAAACTCAACGAGCAGTTGGAGCAAATGGAGGCACACCATGCTAACGGTTGGGGAGGCGATTTTATTACATCTATGCGTAAGGGCGAAAATCCATTTGCAACCATTAAAGAGTATTTCGCAGAGAGTGACGCAATCAAGGAGAAGCAACAGCAAATTGCCGAAGTTACGGCAGAGTTGGGAAAATTACGCACAGCGTCTGAGGAAGTAAAAACATCCACAGCTGACATATGGAGTGGAATGTCAAAAGAAGACATTCACACAATCATACAGGAAGACATAAACCAACTGAAAATACTTAAAAGCGAGTATTCCGAAATTGTGCAGACTTATGGCAAGAACAGTGACAAAGCGGAAGAAAACAAGCGAAAGCAAGAGGAAATAACACGAGAAATAATACAAGGCAAGGATAAATTGCGCGAAATGGGTACGTCCTATGAAGATGTAGCCAAAACGGCAAAGAAGACTGCTGAAAACACAAAAAAAATTGGTGAAAATGCCCAAAAGTCAGAAAAGGATATAACTGGGTTATTTGGCAAGGCACAAGGCGTATTTTCCAATCTGAGTAATGGTAATTTTTCAGGTCTTTTAGGTATGGTCGGCAAGGCTGGCATATATGGTGCAGTCGCTGTCGCTATTGGCAAATCTGTGCAATGGCTATCGCAACAAGCAGAATCTTTGCGTGTTGCCATGGCGCCATTGAAGACGTATTTGGATGAAGGCACACTGGAGGAACTACGCCGTCAGTTTGTCGAAATTGAATACTCAAGTAGTCACAGTGCAGAAGAAATGGCAGCTGCTGGAACACGTTGGGTGAAATACTTTGAAGGCTTGCGAGACAATGCACATGCAATCTCTGAGGTCACCAAAAATTCAAACGATTTAGCAACCGTACTCGGCACTACTTCCGATAAAGCAGCCGAATATCAACTGAAAATCGCTGGAGCATATCATCAGTCGGCACTTGAAGCAACACACAACAACGCAATAATAATAAATGCGTCTAAACAATCAACGGCAACGTATGAAGAAATGGCTCAAACACTTGCGTCAACAGCTAATAGAGCACAAAACGCGGGTATATCATTAAAAGAGCTTGCTGCGGCAGCGGCTTATGGTAAAAGAACATTTGGAAGTGCAAGTGAAGCGGCATCCTCTTATGTTATGATGATGACACGACTTTCTGCGCAATCAAAGAATGAATATAATCCAGCGGTCGTAGGTGCAACAAAGGCACTTTCCAATTTAGCAAAATCGCAAGAACTCAATGACACGTTAACATCCCTATTAGGAAAAAGGCAAGCATCACTCGCTAAAGTATTTGTGCAAAACGCCGCCGCTATAACAAAAATGAGAGACGGTCTAGACAATGAGGCGAGTGCAACGGCAACCGTGGCAGCGGCAGAAGGCAAGATGGTGAACGTGGAGAAACGATTGCAAAATGCCAAAAAGGCATTGGCACATGAGGTAAATGCAAACTTGACCCCAGCGTATGCCTCGTTTGTTGAATACTGTACATACTTTGTGAAAACAATAGGACAGGTTACGAATGCTATAAAAAAGGGAATAAAACCTGTTGTAGATTATATTGCAAGTAGTATAGCCTCACTGGACAAAAAATTAGGAAATAGTCGATTTTTTGCATTGTTAGGAAAAGGTTTGAAGGGTATAAGCTATTTCGCAAACCCGTTGTTAGCGATGACAATAGAAAACATGATGAATGATAAAAGACGAAAATCACGGCAAGAACATCTAAAGCAAATATATAATGAAGAATTAAAAAAAGCGGGCGAGCAATCGCCTGGCAAAGCTTACTTAAAGGCGGCAAAGAGAATCGCCAACAACGGCTTGATATCGAAAGAAGATAAAAAATACTTGCAGTCGTTAATGTCAGACACAAGAACGCTCGCCAATTCAAAACCAACAGACCAAGGACTTGCGATAGGTGAGCAAAATGCCATTAAGGACAAGGGTGGACAAAACAGGCTAAAGCAATTGCAAGAACAGCAGCGCAAATTCCGCGAAGAAGAAGCTAAACGGGAAGCAAAGGACCTTGCTGCAAGCGAAAAAACAAAATGGGACTTGTATGTGGCCGAAAAAGAAGCGGGCATTTTGCGACTTGAAAGCGCAAGTGAGAAAGAAATGGCTCAGCACAAACTCGATTACGAGAAACAGAAACATGCAATAGAGGAAGAGCAAAAGAGCCTTTTAAAAGCGAATATTGCAGCTGCTGAGCAAGCATATAACAAAAACCCCAAAAACAAGAATAGTGAGGGTTTCTATGCTAGTGGATTGGACAAAAAGGTAACACTCACAAGCGACCAGAAGGCACTTATTAACGCAAAATACGAAGCTTTGGAAGCACAGGAGAACGCTTACGATTTGGCACAATTAAAGAAGAAGACACAAAGCCTTTATGACTACTTGAAGGAATACGGCACTTTCAAGGAGCAACAGCTTGCAATCGCTAAAGAATATGATGAAAAGATAAGGGAGGCAGAAGCACAGGGTGACACCTACAAGGTAAAAACCTTGCAGGCGGAAAAAGCGAAGCAAGTCGGAACTGTTAGAGCTAACGAGATAGAAAGCAAAATAGACTATGCAAAGGTGTTCGGCGAATTTGGCGTAATACTCGAAGACCAAATGACCGACATTTTGAAAACAATGAAGGATTTTTCAAAAACCGATACCTTCAAAGCAAAGCCACTCACAGAGCAAAAGGACTTTCTTTCCCGTATGAATGAGTTGTCTAATCAGTACGGCACAAGCAAATGGGAAGATATTAATTTCTCACAACTTGGCAAACTGATTGATGACTACAATCAGAAATTGGAGAAAAGAAATAAAGCAGAAGAAAAACTCAATGAGTCAAGTAAGAAGTTAGCAGAAGCACAAGAAGCCTATGAAAAGGCAATGAAGAGCGGCAATGAAATACAAATACTTGATGCAACTGGAAATCTCGATATTGCACAGAAAAAGAACGACAGCAACAGGCAAGCATTAGCAAATGCTGATGCCGACCTCGTCGGAGCACAAAGCAACGTTACCGACTCAGCACAGAAACTTAGCAGTACTTTGACCTCACTTGATGCACTTCTTCAGAATATGAAAAGCGGCTCAATTTCGAGTGTTTGGGACTCATTTGTGGATTTTGACAAAAAGGTTAATGGTGGTAAGGCGACACAGGCAGTTACGGACATTATAGGAAAACTGCTCGGCAAAGCATTTGAAGGTAAAACGGACTTGGTGTCCCAGATTATCGGAGCGGTTTTAAATTTGTTAGATGTAATTGCAGAACAAGGAATAGGCGGAATAGTTGGAGGATTAATTGACTCAGTGCTAAGTGCTGTCAATGGTTTGCTTGACAATATTTTGAGTGGAGACTTCCTTAAACAGATTGGAGGCTCACTTGTAAACGGAATCGGTGGTATTCTTGACACTATTACCGGTAACATTGGAAATATTCTATCCTTTGGAGCATTGTCTTCTAAGGGTATATCCTCATGGTTTACAAATTCAAATGCCGAAAAGGTAGAAAAAGCAATTAATAAACTATCAGACAGAAACGAGAGCCTGCAACAATCAATAGAGGACTTGAACGACACGATGAAGAATTCAAGTGGGGAAAAGTCTGTGGAAGCGTACAAAGAGGCTTACAAACTCCAAGAAGAGCAAAACGAGAATTACAAGAAGATAGCGCAAGCGCAAGCTGGCTATCACGGTGCTCATCACTCTTGGAATTATTATTGGAATGGCTTCAATGATGAGGAGATCGAACGAATAAAAAAAATAACTGGCAATGAGAATTTTAGCGGTAATCTTTGGGACTTGACACCCGAGGAAATGAAGAAACTCCGTGGTGGTGCGATTGACATTTGGGAAAAAATCAAAGACACAGGCAAGGGCGGTTATGGAGACAGACTTGCCGATAAATTGGATGATTATATCGACCAAGCCGACAAATTGCAAGACTTAACAGACCAGATAAACGAGAGTTTGACACAAATATCTTTCTCTTCCATGAGGGATGACTTTATCTCTAAGCTTATGGATATGCAAAGCACGGCAGAAGATTTTTCCGAAAACTTTGCTGAAATGATGCAAAAAGCGGTCCTAAGATATGGTTTGGAAAACTTGATTAATACAGACCTTAAAGGATTGTATGAGAAATGGGGAAGTAAGATGCAGGAAGGACAGCTCTCAGAAGACGATATTAATAAATTTAAGGAGGAATATGACAAGATAGTACAGAAAGGCATTGAAGAAAGAGATTATTGGGCACAGATTACGGGCTACGCCTCACAATCGCAGCAGACGGCAACTGAAAAGGGAATTGAAGCAATTACAGCAGACCAAGCAAGCAGTCTTGTTGGTATCGGTTATGCTATACAAAGTGCGGTTGAGTTGGGTAATGCAACGCGTACACAAATAAGCGTTGACATAAGCGTCATGCGCAACTATGCAGAAACCGTAGCAGCTAACATGTCAGAAATGCGAGATATACAATACGAAGGATTGGGGCAGCTACAGCAGATAGTAAAAAATACAGCTCCTATAATCCTTATTCGTGAGGACATTGCAAGTATGTATAAAATTATGAAAGACAGGTATTAACATGAAAAATCAAGCTTTTATAAAATTAGTCAACGAGCAAGATAATGCTTATGTTGACATTGATACATTTGGGGTAACGCTTACAAGGGGATGGCGAGAAGCTTTGTTAACCCCTGCTCCCGTGAAAAGTTATGTAACAAATGACAGTCGCTTAGAGCATGGAACGGCTATTATAGCAACTGCAAAATATGCAAAGAAAGACAAACGCGATGTGAGTATTTCTTTTCTTCTTGAGGGCACAACAGAAAGTGACTATCTCGAAAAATATGAAAAGTTCTTATCCAAGATAGCCTATAATGGGGAGATTTGTCTAAAAGTACCATGCCTAAAACGTGTCTTCAAAGTTGTTTACACACAATGTTCCAAATATGGAGACTATGGATTAAAAAAAGGTAACTTTACACTCAGATTAACAGAAAACAACCCAAACGATAGAGAAACGTTATGATTAATATATACAACATAGACGGCAGTGTGCTGATGCAAGTGCCTGTAACAAAAGAAGCAAAACGAGAAGAGGAATTGTCAAAATCTGATTACATTTCTCTTTCGTTTAATGCTGCCGTCAAAGTTGTATTGCCTGTTGGCGCATACATTGAATATACATATTATATTGACGATGTACGCACAGTTACTCGTCAATTTCTTTTGCTTGAGCCATACGAGCCAACACAATCAAGTGAAATGTCGTGGAAGTACACGCCTGAATTTCAACACCCGAAAATGGCGTTAAGCAAAAAAATATTCTACATAACGACTAAAAACTCTCAAAATGAGGTTATAAAGCAGACAAACTGGAGCTTCGTTGGTGTGCTGTCAACGTTGATGGGGAAAATATGTGATTTTCTTAATAACGACCTTAAATTTGGTAATTGCGGATGGAAAGCTCAGACAACAAATACATTGCCAAATGCAATAAATGTATCTTTTACAGACAATGACGTTTTGTCTGCATTAACATCTATTGCCAATGCCGTGGGTGAAAACTGTGAATATCATATTGATTACGACAACGAAATTATATATTTTGGCAAAGTTGTGATTGGTGATACGCCATTAAATTTAGTGGTTGGGGAAAATGTTGGTGTACCGTCAATATCTGAGAGCAGAGAGAATTATTATAATGCTTTCACCGTTTTTGGTGGTACTCGCAATATAACACAAACAAACAGTAAAGGAGAAAATATCTCGTCCAGTGATATACGTCTGCAATTAGAAGCAGGAAATGGATCTATTGATGTTGACGGCAAAAACTACAACTACAGCATAGATAGTTTCTCAACGATGGACCTCAGACAAAACAAACAAACAGAACCTTTATTCACCAAGGTGCTGAATTTTTCTGACGTTTTCCCTTCTTTGGATACATACGTGTATAATGTACGAGGACGAGAGAAATATGTATTAGACAGTACAACAAACCAAAAGATACCGCTTACGTACAATGCAGACGGTTCTGTTGCAACATACAAGACTTTTACCGTATGGTATATGCGACTTGCTTATTGTACAACGGAAAAAGTTAATGACAAGACACCGGTAAATACCACCAACGACAACGGTACAACGCATTATTGGTATGACTTTGAAGTTACCGATGATTTGATTATTGCCGGAAAAAATCCGTCATGCTCGTTTGAGCCAAACTTGAATGCAAATGCGTTGTCTACACCTTTGGCAGGACGTGGCACTAATGGAGAATACGTAGGTTTTGAACTTAATTATCATAAAAACAGTTCATCCAGCCATGAATCCGACGATGTGTCAACAAATAAATTCAACATTCTTGCAGGAGATTACGAAATTATTTATCAACAAGATAACAATGTCATTGTACCAACGAATGCCGACGAGCAACTTATTCCGCACGGAGAATCATTGCCGTCGTTAAAGTGTAACATCACTGTATTGTATAATATAGCTATGTCTGACGTGTATAAAACAGATGCGCAAACAAGGTTATTAAACAAAGCAAAAGCAGAGATAATACGATTAATGTCCGATTTGAATAATTATACATTCAAATCCTACCCACAGGTTTTTGAGCGTAAAAATCCACATCTGCAAATTGGACAAAACGTAATGTATAATGACGGACAAGGGTACAAACTCAACACGCGAATTTTAAAATTATCAACTAATATTGATTTTGATTTTATCCAAGAAATCACAATCGGTAATCAGACGATAAAAGGAACAATAACTCAGCTAAAAGAGGATGTACAATCAATTATTACGAATGGAAATAATGCAAGTAATGGATATACTGTTTCACAGATAAATAATATTATAGCCAAATATGGCTTACGATATTTTCTTTCCAAGAAAAATCCAGATACGGCGCAGAAGGTGATAACCTTTATGGAGGGCTTAAAACTGGGCAAAGATGGGAAGAAAGGACTGACGGGCGAAGGTGCGGCTACGCTGAGTACTGTTGTTGTGGATGAGGTGCGTGACCCTAAGAGCACCGAGCAAGACCGCGTGATTGTCGGTGCGCAGGGTTTTGACCTCTATATGGGCAAGGACGGCAAGAGCCACCTTTATGTTGACTATCTGACGACAAGGACGAAATTCTTCGCTGCGAGCGCTGAGGTAAGAAAGGTGAGCTATTCGGGCGGCACTACGCTCTTCTCAAACGCTGGCAGCACAATAATGAAGGTGGCGCACGTACAGGATGATGCAGGAGTGGGTATCGGCTACAAATGCTATGCTGCTGCTGATGACGGCACGACACGAACGGCTAACTGGTGGCACGTGGGCATGATGGCACTGTGCCAGACCTTTAACGTGAAGGCAGGAGAATCAGAAAATCTTGCTAACAGATATTACTGGCGTCTTGTGGTGGGCACGGGGCAGGAGACGCTGGAGGACGGCAAGCTGTATGACTACGTGATACTGTCAAACAAAAGGACGTTCATGGGCAGCGAGGCTTGCGTGCCGGTGACATCACAAAAGGTGATAGGCGCTGACGGCAAGGCGTTAGTGTTCGGCGATGTGATGATACAGGTGACCACAACGGGCGAGAAGCAGAGCTTGGCGGCGGTGTTCGAGGAGCAGGAGGGCAAGACTACTGACGACGGCAACAACGTCATAGCAAACCGCATGTTCTTCGGCTACGAGCCAGCCGCAGACGGAGGAGAGCCTGACGTGCCGCAGCCCTACGACGTGATAGTACAGGCAGGAGACCAGATTCAGTGGAACCGCTTCGGAAACCTTATAAAGCTAACGACATCTACGGAGGACGGAAGCGACAACGGAAACGCCCCCGCCATTGCGATGTATCATGCGATGGGTGCGCCTTACAAGACGGGGGACACGGTGAATCCGTACCAATGGAAGACGCTGACTTCCTTAGATTCCCCTCTCCTTGTGCTCAAGAATGCCAAGAACTTCAAGTTCTTCACCGATGACAACCCTGACAATATCATCGACCCTGTGACGGTGACTTACGACCTTATGCCGTCTTCGGACTACATCATCCGCAAGCCGAACTCGCAGACGGCGACACCGAACGACATTACCTTCACGCTGACAAAGCGTACGGGCAACGTGTCGGAAACGATGAAGGATGGATATTTGCTGACGGCAGACTACACTACCACGGACGGTGCAAGCAAGAGCGGCGTGGCGATAAACCGACTGTCCGACATCGGCGTAAGCTTCTATCTCCTCGCTTCGGTGACGGTACGGGCAACTGTTAAGGCAGACAACACCACCGTGGCTCTGACACTTCCGATTCTTTCCGACGGCGCGAAAGGCGACACGGGCACAAGCTTTAAGGTGCTCGGCTACGCTCTTGCCCATGCAAAGAACTATGCTGACCTTCAGAAGATAACACCCACCGAGGATGGCCTTTATCTCGTTGACGATACTACGGGCATGGAAGGTGGCAGCAAGCGTCCCTGCGTGGTGCAGTGGAAGAACGGCAAGTATATCGTGTGTGACTCAAACGACGGAGACTCGTATAAGATAGGCGAAATACTCTGGACGAATACGGGCACGTACTGGCTGGATATAGGCAGCGTGAAGGGCGAGGGTGTGGTGATATCGGACATGAGCGTGACGTACGCCATATCTGACAGTGCTACGGTGACACCTACGGAATGGCAGTCGGCCATCATCGCCGCCACCGACGCGAAGCCCTATATCTGGACGAGGACAACGGTGACCTACAAGGATTCGGAGGGAGAGCATACGACGGTGTCATACGCCATAGCCTACAAGGGCAAGGACGGTGACAAGGGAGACCCCGGAGCAAACGGCAAGGACGCGGTGGAGTTTATCGTCAAGAACGCTCCTCTTGTGTTTGACACAGACGAGAACGGCGTCGTGTCTTCGACGGTGAGCAAGACGGCCCAGATACAGGTGATGCGGTCTGACAAGAATATCGTGTCAGAAGTGGGCAATCTCTTTCCGAGCAACAATAATGTGGGATGCGGCAAGCCGACGCTTACGAAGCAGACAGACGGCATAGACGTGACGATATCGGGAGCTTCGATAAACAAGGACAGCACGCTCGGCGTGAGTGTGACGAGCGGATACGTAATCGTGTATATGGCAATCGGAAGTACGCTATACTCTCGGCAGATACCCTTTATGGTGAACTTGGCAAAGTTTACGGGGACGATATCGGCTGACAACAAGAAGCTGCGGACGGACTATACGGAGCTGACGAACCGTGTAGGAGCAGTGGAAACGGACGTAAACGGCATCCCCATCAAGACGCAGGGAGAGCTGACGAAATACACCTCGACCATTGAGCAGACGGCACGTGAGATATCGCTGAAGGTGACGGAGGAGACGGTGAACATGGCACGTAACTGCATCGTCGGCTCGGCGCTGAGGGAATATGACGAAACAACGCCAATCAACGGTACGGAGAAAGTGACGATAATGACGGAGGGCGTGGGTGGTACTAACTATGCCCAATGCTACTGTATCGGAGCCACTGCAAACTCTTGGACGGGCCTGTACTTCAAGGACGTGCGCGTGAAGCCGCAGACAAAATACATATTCAGCGTATGGATGAGAATGACGGCAAAGCCCGACAATGGCAGCTACGTGGCTATCAAGACATACAACACCTCCGTGACGGGCACGGAGGTGGCACGCATCGCGTTCCCTGACAGTCAGACACTGAACGTTTGGGCATTGTACAAGGTGGCGGTGAGCGTTCCGGCAGCATGTAACCGCCTTCTGATAGAGACAGGCGTGAGAAAGAACGGAGCGATAGACCTGTGTCGTCCGATGCTGGAAGAAGGCGATACGTACCAAGGCTGGAGCCTCTCGCCTTACGACGTAACCATAGACGATGCAGTGGTGGCGACAGGCTTAGACATCAAGAACGGCATCATCAAGGCAACGGCTGATAAATTCGAGATAAGAAACAACAACGGCGAACAGACGGCTGCCGTGAACGAGAAGGGACGCTTGGAGGTAAAGAGCGGTTTGTTTTCGGGTTTTATAGTGAAGAAGATGACGACACTCACTCCTGATAACATTTCCGAATATCTTAAAAGCTCACAGAGCAATGGCTATTTAAGCATGGACTTCTCGGCAGCTGGCTCATACGTGTGCTTTACGGGCGCGATGAAGGCGAAATATGGAGACGATTATCCTTCACCTGTACTTCCTTTTTACAATATAGGCAGTATAAGTGCATCACTCGGCGTAACGGCGGAAGAAGCAATATCCTACATAGGACAAATCGTGATAATAGCGAACAAGAGCGACACGACGGTAAACGTTATTGGCGGAGGAACTATCAAGGGTGGCGGCACACAGTCGCAGTGGATAGAAACGGGCTACATGGCTGTGTTGGCTTGCGAGTTCGAGTACACATCGGTAAAGAGCTATAAAATAGTATGGAATGGATATTGTGTAAAAATATAAAATATTAAGATATGAAAAAGATACGTATAGGCAATGACATTAACTTCCGATGGACTGTCAAACGTGGCGGAGAGGCAGAAAGCTTTGAGGGGAAAACTGTCAAGGTTCTGCTGCGTAATACGTATGGTCATCGTTGTGATATTGACTGGCATACAGAACCAGGCGGTATCATCGCTGGCACGTGCTACGGCTCTACGCAGCATTACCTTGGAGCGTACACCCTCACATTAGTTGAGAACGATGGCGAACGAGGCATGAACACTGTAGACAAAATTGACGTATGGCAGCTTGTGGCACAGCAGGATAGTTCTGTTATGGAGATTAAAGATGATTGTGTCGGTTCGTCAGTAGAAACCGTCACGGCTCTCATAGAGTCGGAAATAGGCCTTGGCGGAGCAGCGCAAGTGACAATAGATGTGGAATTAAACGAAGAGTCGTACAACGCCATCGCCAATGCGTCTGTAACAAAGGCTTTCAAGGAAGTGCGTAAAGATGTTGACTCTTTGAATTTGGAAATGAAGGAACTGAAACCACGTGTTGAGACGTTGGAAGAAGTTAAAACAGAAGCAATAGACCTAAAGGGCATTGATGATGCCTTTAACGAGAGCATATAGCATTACAATGAGATTTTTTACAATCTATATATCAATGTTTTATTAATTAATTTTTTTAAGAATTATGGCAAAGTATTTAGACGAGAAAGGTCTGTCAAAACTCGTTGCGAAGACCAAAGAGTATGCGGATAATTCTTCCGCAGCAGTGAAGACAGCTGTAGATGGCTATACCATCAACGGCAAAAAGATTTCCACTAACCCAGTGATTGCAAAGGCTGATGTGGGCCTGGCTAACGTGGACAACGTTAAGCAGATACCCGCATCGGAGAAGGGTAAGGCAAATGGCGTGGCAACTCTCGGCACTGACAGCAAACTTACAGCGGCACAGATGCCGGCAATGAAGACAATTAACGGTGAGAGCGTCGTTGGTTCTGGTGACATCAAAATAGACCTGTCACTCTACAAGGTTGTCACTGATTTTCCTACATCAAACATTGATGCCACGAAGATTTACTTGAAGCTTGCTTCAAGCACAGCTGAAAAGAATGTCTATGCGGAGTATATTTATACTGGTGACACAACGGCAGCATACGACGCATCAAAGTGGGAAAAATTGGGTGAGGCGCAGACATCAATTATCGTGGATACAGCACTCTCTACAACATCGACCAATCCGGTGCAGAACAAGATAGTAAACAAGGCTATCACGGACGTACGGAACAATCTTACCACCCACACCCAAAACAAGCAGAATCCGCACGGAGTCACCAAAAATCAGGTAGGTCTTGGCAACGTAACAAACGAGGCGCAGATACCCTTAAGCCAGAAGGGTGCAAATAACGGTGTAGCTGCTCTTGACGGTGACGGACACGTCAAGGACAGCCACCTGTGGGATGCCTCGGAAGGTTTCCACGGTCTCATTTCAGCAGACGACTGGAAGAGACTTGATGATGTGTACGGTGTGTACGACAGCAAAACCATGCTTGTCAAAGAGGCTGCTATCCCCACATCCGCATACGGCGTAGTTGAGTTCGGCGGAATTACATCCGGAGAAAACGTCACCATGGGAGGTTCTGCCACACGTGGAAAGATAATGTTCAACGCAACCAAGAAGTGTTTTGTTGAGGTTGTCGGCTCGACACAATACGGTGCGATTGAAGGCTCAAACATGTTTGGCAATCTTTCCGGCGGACTGATAAAGCCTACAGCAGGAAAGATCTATTCAATGGGCACAAGCCTGTATATGCTTGACGCTGCGTCAGGCGGTCTTGTCCTCATCAACGACAGGATAGACGAGACCTACATCAACACATTGTTCTAATGTTTTAATTCATCGCTACGCTCACCTTATCGGTGGGCGTGGCTCAATTTTCTACTATGGCATATCTTGACGATAAAGGACTCTCCCACCTTGTGACGAAGCTTAAGACAATGCTTTCGTCCTGTTTCAACAAGGTAGAGACAATAGGTAGCGGAAACGCCATCACTGATGTCACGATAGATGGCAACAAGCTAACCTTTAAGCGCAATACGACATTTGCAACAACCAACAATAACATAACGGTTGACTCGGCTCTCAGCAGTACATCCACCAACCCGGTGCAGAACAAGGTTGTCTATACGGCTCTCAACGGCAAGGCTTCGACAACACACAACCATAACATCACATCCCTTGACAACGTAAGCGTCACATTGAAGAATACCGCCACTGGAGGCTGGAGTGCTATAAGTGATGACTATGCAAAAGGCACATGGCTCAAGGTGGTCAAAGGCGCCAATAGCGCCCCCGCATGGTACGCCCAAAAATACGCAAGCGGTCTTGCTTTCGGCGTAGGCGACATCAAGGGCGTGCTGTCATTGTCGAACTCTTTGGCAAAGGTGTGCTTCGCCTCCGGCGGAACAGCCCAAGGGACTCCAAGCTGGTATTTCACATTGACAGGAACAAAAGAAGAGGAGTATAATCTTGACAATATACCGACAGGTAAAATGGCAGCGCAGGCAGAATTGTCTTCCTCAGCATCATTAACAACCGTAATAAACAAAGTAAACGCTATTATAAAAGCATTGAAGACGGCAGGAATAATGAACTCTTAAAAAGGGATTTGGCAATGAACGATGAGTCTCACTGAGCCTTTCTAAGCCTATCTGTGCCGCTGCATAATGGGCGCAAATAAGAAACAATAACTGACAAATAATAAATAATAAATAAGAAGATGACACCTAAGGAATTTTGTAAATGGATGGCTCCTGCGGCTTATAATGCGGACATTTCGCCCGTGTTTATCATTGCTCAGGCGGCACTGGAGAGCGGATGGGGCAAGAGCACCATCGGCAAGTATAATGTATTTGGTATAACGAGAGGCGGGTGGCCTGTGGAGAAATGCCTGCTTGTCACTACGCATGAGTACTTCAAAACGAAGACGGTGAGGTTTACGGCTCCGGAGAAGGTGGTGAAAATAGAACATGTGGCTGGCAAGGGTCTGTATAAGTATACTTGCAAGCGGCTGTTCAGAAACTATGCTACTCTGGGCGAGGCTCTGAGAGACCATGCGGCTGTGCTGAAGAAATCGTGGCCGGAAGCTTGGGCGTACAGGATGAGTCCTGAGAACTACGTGAAGAAGATACAGGAGGGGCGGAAAAAGTATGCGACGGCTCCGAACTACGTGGTGACGATGGTGAAGATGTTCGGGACGGTGAGAAAGGCTATGAAGGAGGCTGGACTGAGCTGCTGAGAGACTGGGCAGCTAAGCCTCACTAAGCCTTTCTGGGCCTCTTTACGGGGCTGCTTGGTTTTTAGGAAGGATTATTCTTTTGTTTGGGATTTTTGTTAATGTAAAAAAGATTGATTGGATGGTTAATAACTTGACTACGGGGACGGGTAAGGCCGTCGTTTTGGGGACAATGGGAGGGGAGGCGCTGTCTGCGCTCTTCGATTTGAGATGGATGTTGGTGCTGATAGTGGTGCTGATAGTGGCGGACTTCTGGTTCGGCGTGAGCGAGAGTCTGCATAAACATGAGCATTTCCGCTTTTCGAGAGCGGGCAGAAGAACGTGTAACAAGGCGGTGGATTATATCACCTACCTTATATTAGGTTCGGTGCTCGGTCTGGCTATCTTCGAGCCGTTGGGATGGACGAATCATGTGGTGACGGCGGCGGTAGGACTTGGCTTTGGGTGTGTATGGGAGGTGGACTCGATTGTCGGGCATGTGTGTGCGCTTCACGGTGTGAAGAACAGATTCTCTGTCAAAAGACTTATCATTGCAATCATCAAAAAAAAGGATGCAGATGTAGGCGAAGCTGTTGAGGAAGTCTTGGAAGGAAACGATACAAACAACAAATTATAATAATATGGAAACAAAGAAAAATAATTTCTGGAGCAAGTCAATACTCCTAATGTTGGCACTTTTGCTGCCGTTAATTATTGCTCTGTGTAGCTGCACTACGAGCAAGCCGATGGTCTACGAACGTACAACCGTGAGAACGGACACTTTTTTCAAGGCAGACAGCATGTGGAGCAACAGATTTGTTGAAAACATTGTGGATAACGTTAGCAAGCAGTTTTCGTCCATCAAGGACTCTGTTGCGACAGTTGTAGACGAGCAGGGTAACGTCAAAAAACGTGAAGCTTGGCATTGGAAGGAAAACTCAATACAGACAAGCACGGAGAGAATCTTGCGTGATTCGCTCGAAGACATTAAGGGCAGATACTTTGCTCTGTTGACTATGAAAGCCGACTCATTAGATAAGACATACAAGCCACCTCCTGCATACACAACACAAACTCCCACTTACAACTTATGGGAGCGTTGGTGTATCGAAGTAGGACGTGCTGTAACTATAGGACTAATAGTTAGTATTGTATCATTGTTGCTATATGCAATACGAAAAAAGAAATAGTTAGGTTTGTCTTTTTAATAAGGTAACAGATTGTTTTGGGATGCGCCTTGCTTGTCTGTGATAGATAAGCAAGGCTTTTATTTCCAAATTGTAATAATAAACCTTTTTACCTGACACCTTGTCATGTAAGTCAAGTATGTACTAACAATTTGAAAAATTAATAGTTAAATTAACTGCATTCTGATAATTTTTGCTATATTTGCACAATATCAGATTTTAGACTAAACGATTATGACAGAAGAAAAGAAAAAGGCACTCCTTTCTGTTTTAGACGGAATGGACGTGAGCGAGGTTATCTCGCTGTTAATAATGAGTGGTAACAGCTATTCAAGAAGATTGTTGAAATTCATCAAGTGGATAACTAAATGGCTACCTATATGTATAATGGTGTGGCATAGTTTTGCCATGTTGGATTTCTCAAAGAATCCGAGAGAAATGTTTATCGTGCATTCCGAACACTGGCCAAGCTACGCATTTATATATGTGTTACTGTATGTATTACCACTTGTGCTCATACTGTTCAGTAGATTCTTCTGGCTGTGTTGGGTATACAGGATTCCGTTCTTTTATTACTTCGGTGTAAATGCTATACATCTCACTTATTGGTCTTGGTATACCACTAACGAAATGGTAATGTCATGTATGTCTGTAATAGTAATGACAGGAGTATTTTACTTGTACTGGGTAATAGATTGGTTCTTAACAAGAACAAGAATAGGTAAAAGGATTTTCTTCTAAAGCAAAATGGCTATGAAAAGAAAAGTATTCAACTATTACACCTTGGCTCTCATTCTGAAATCTCTGTATGAGAGCTGTATGAAGGCATGGGAACAACAGAAGAATGGAGAAAAGGTAACAGCTTGTGGAATGTCAGATGAAGATATAGAAGAATTATGCGAAGACTATCTTCCGAATCTGATGAATCCTATGATGTCTAAAGAAGAAGTACAACGTAAGCTTGGTGTCAGTGAAGCTACACTCAACAGAATGGTAAAAAGAGGTGATATTCCAAACGGACAGCAAGACGTAGGAGGTCATGTTAGATGGTGTAAAAAATGGGATATACTACCATTCATAAGGAAAAAGCATAAGAAATGATAGTATATGTTATCAACGTAAACGACTGAATTTCAGAGAATAATAAAAAATGTGAGCGTGTTATGGCTTTATTGGTCGTAACACGCTAATTTTGTGCCTGTAACGTTACAAAAGAGTTAGTAAACCTATTAAGTAAAACAGAAAAGATATTGTTATTATGGAGAGTAAAACTTATGTGTTCGGTGAGAATGGTACTGGCACTGGTGGTGGTCTCAATAGCATTCTGGCTATGCTTCCGGCACTCATGCAAAAGCAGGGTATAGACCCAAGTTTGTTTGCCCTCTGCAATGGTAAGAGCAACGGCAACGGTTGGGGAGACAATTTGTTCGCTATCCTGCTTCTCTTTATCATCATGGGTAGAGGCAACTTCTTTGGAGGTGGTTTTGGAGGCGGTATGATGCCGAACGGACAGGGTGGCGTTGTGCCTATGATTAACAACGACGCCAATACAGCTGTAATCATGCAAGCTGTTCAGCGCAATGGTTATGATGTCCAGAGTTTGGCTACAGCCCTCAACACTTCGAGCGACGCTGTTATGGCTGCTATTAACAGCTTGGGTCAGCAAGTATGCAACATCGGCAGTCAGATGGGCATGAACACCAACCAGATTATCACGGCTCTGATGCAGGGTAACAATGCCATTGCCACACAGTTGGCTGAGTGTTGCTGCAAGACAAACAACGCCATCACGGCTATGGACGGTAATGTAAAGTTAGCGATGTGTCAGCAGACAGGTGCTTTGACAAACGCTATCAACAACGTGGCTGTCGGTCAGGAGCGTGGCTTCTCTAATGTGGCATACGAGACACAGCGTCAGACATGCGACTTGCACAACGCTATCAAGGACAGCACTCAGACCATCGTAAACGGTCAGAAGCAAGCTGAGATGCGTGAGATGCAGAACAAAATCGATGCCCTGCGTGAGGAGAATAGTACCTTCAAGTCTTCTGCTATGACTTCGCAGATTGTAGGTCAAGCAATAGCGCCTATCAATGCGGTATTGGCAGGATTGCAGACCGAGGTAGCTGGTATCAAGTGCAAATTGCCCGAAACGGCAACAGTAGCATACAGTCCGTTTACCGCTGTCCCAAACTGCGTAGCAGCACAATACGGACTTTACGGAGTCAACGGAGCTAACGGCTTTTGGGGCTAACCATCTAACTGGAGGAACGACTATGATTTGGGGCTATCCTTTTTCATGGGTCAACAGAAGAGGGTCGGCAGCTATCGGTTCTACTGGTGTGTCGGTAGACGCAAACGGTGTGGTATTCTCATTCAGGAACCATGCCTTCTTGAATGCCAACTACAGAGGAACGATATTCGTTAATCTGCAACAGGCAATACCGACGGGCACAACGACCACGCTGCCGATACTCTTTGAGACCAACGGCGCAACACAGGCTGTCACTAAGTTCGGAGGTGCGGCTCTTACGGTTGCCGACGTAGCCGGAACTGGTGTGTATCAGCTCTGGTTCGAGAGAGACACTAACACCCTTCAACTTATGACGGGTATTGTATAACAAATTAAAATTCGACTTCTATGTTTCAAGGACTTCGACAAAACAGCATATTTTATGTGCTTGACAAGTCGGGTGAACCGACACTAAAAATAGGACAAGTGGTAAGTGTAAGCAACCCACAGCCCAAATTCCCTTCGTATCAGCCGGGGCAGTTTAATCCGCAACCGATGGAAACTACGGTTGACGTAAAGGTTAAAATGCCAGACGGAGAGGCTGAGTTTAAACAGCTCCCTTCGAATGGGCAGATTGCTAACTCTGGCAATCTTGTAGTAGCAGACAGCCGTGATGCTATGATAGCAGAGGTTGAAGCAATGCTCAGGAACTCTAAAGAGGTTCTTGATAGTAAGGACTACCACGAAAAAGTAGTTAAGAACTGTGAGCAGATAATGGGTGTTCTCAATCCGCAGATAGCAAAGGAGAAGGCTCAAGAACAGAGAATAGGCAACCTTGAAGCCGACATGAATGGGATGAAAGGCACATTGTCTAATATAGAGACTATGCTGCAAAGAGCATTGAACAAGAAGTCGAACGGTAACACTTAAAAAATGTGCATTATGTATATGATTGAGATTACAGAAAACAAGTTCGATGAGCTTGTTGAGAATGCCGAGAAAATGCTTAAATACGGTGGGAAAGTCATGTCGTGCCTTGAAGACATGAGACGTGGCGAAGGTCGTATGGGTGAGCGTTTTCCCATGTCAGATTATCGTGACATGGGACGTGACGAGCGCAGACGCTATGAGCGTGGCATGGACTACGACGATGAAGGACGTTACGGAGAACGTTATGGTGGCGGATATCATGGGGGTGGCAGACGCTACTAAGTAATAACCGACAGGTAGGGAATACTGTTTCCTTACCTGTCTTAACAAAGAAAGACTATGGGAAAATGTAGAATGCCTTTAGATGTCTATGATTTGAAGCCAGAAGGAATGATAGCTTATCTCAGATATAACGGCTATCACTTCAATAAGAAAATGTGTGAATGGGCTGTTAGTCATATGCGTAAAATCAACAAGGCGAGCGGCAAAGAAGAACCGATAGAGCCTATAAGCAAAGACAAGGTCGAGGAGTTAATGCAGTCTAACAATCTAACACTTGAAAACCTTGTCGGCTACGACCATGTTTACATCGCAAATATGTGTAAGGCTGACTTTTGGGGTAAGTCTATAAAGGACGAAGAGAGTTTAGCGCATTATATAAAAGACACGGTTGACGATGTAGATCAGAAGGATGGTTTTGTATTCAACCGCTTCTATGCTGACTGTTGCCACAATGGTATGCCTATTCCTTGGGAAGATTTGCTATGATAAGGCGCGAGATTCACTTGAAACAGTACAGATGGAGTGTTATGTGCTTTATCGGGTATACAGCCGATGATACTGATGAAATATGTCATGTGTTAGAGGTTATAGGCTGCAACGGGCATGCCCTTGAATCGGCAAGCAAACATCTATCATTAGCGAGTGAAGAGAGAGGACTAACCTACTCCAACGTAGGAACAAGAGAAAGTGTTGTCGCAGTTGGCGCATCTGACAACAAAGGAAACTTGGTAAACACCATAGGGCATGAGCTTCTGCATGTAGTTGCGCACATCTGCGACAATGATAACATAACAATGCAAAGTGAAGAGCCGTGTTACATAATGGGCGAGCTTTGCGAACAATTATTCAATTCCATAAAATAAAAAGATACAACAATTTAAACCTATTGCATTATGACAAACTTATTTGATGATGTTTATGCTTGCAAGAACGAACAGGCAAAGAATAATGCTATTGCAGCAATCGCAACCGTGCTCAACAAGTGTTTGAGCATTGACGAAAAGACAGCCTTAAAGGCTTCTATCCGCGAGGCTATCATGGGCAATCATTTTGATGCAAGCAGCGCAAAGGAGAGTATATCTCGTATGTATTACGCCACAACTGACGGATGCACCATTCACGCACCATTCGTGTCAGAACGCGAGTGCGTTGAGTTGTACGAGGATTGCAAGGCGCAAATCAAGGGCTACAACTTGTACGACTTTGCAGTTGTGCTCAACAATATCATTGCCGATTACCACAACTTACTTTACTCCTGGTGGCCGAACGAAGATTGGTGCGTGATGCTGATAAAGTTCAGCGAGCTTGCCGTCAACTGGCTCAATGACGACGACACGCCATTCAAAGACGAGAAGGCTTGGAAGGTATTAGGTGATAAATAAGAAGGCGCGTTACACATTCGTAACGCAACAAAAGCAAAGAGGAGGTTAATGTAAACTAACCTCCTCGTTCTTTGTGATGTGCTTATTTACGAGTCGTAAATGGCTCTGCGTCCGTCTTTTTTCTGTAGTTCATATTATTTTAATTTAAATGTTTATAAAATCGAATTTCAAGCCCCTTGTGGCGCAATAAACAGGCTTGCCGACCTGTTGTGCCACTGTCTTGCGAAAAGCCTCACAGTTGCCGTTGTTTGCCGATATATGAATAAGTACCACGGCCTTTGTCTTACTTGTATTGCAAGCCTTTAAACAGCCAATGCACCTCTCAAGGCTCATGTGCGTAGCCTTGGCGCGTATGCCGACCTTTCGGGGAATAATGCCGTTCTTTATGCTGTTGTCTACCAGTTCGTCGGTATGGTTGCACTCAATGAAAATGTAGTCCAAAGGAAAATCGAACTTGTATTTTACGTGGTGCGTGTCCGTCAAAAACAGTATCGTTCCGATTTCATTATGATAGATTATAAAACCACACGGCTCTTTGGTGTCATGCTCCGTATCAAAAGCTTTTACAACAAAATTGCCGACTTTAAATTCACGAAGCAAAGGTATTGCGCAATAATGAAACGTGTTAGGTCTAATGTTGCATTCTTCTAATGTTCCTTTGGTTGCGTATACATTAAAGGCTTTTGCATATTGATGCATAAACCCAGCATGGTCGCCATGACTATGTGTTACAAGACAACCGCTGACTTTGCCGACATTACCGCTGAGTGCTTCAACGGCATATTTGTAGTTTACGCCACATTCTATTATCAACGCTTCAGTTTCATTCTGTATTACATATCCATTGCCTGAGCTGCCAGAACCAAGTACTGTTATTGTCATATTGCTTTATACATTATTATATAATAGAGGAGCAGGAAACATTCCCACTCCTCCATCTTTGTTGTTGTTGAAGATTTGAAGCTTTATCACTGCTTGAATAGATTCGGCATTTCTTGTTTGCCCATAGGTTGAGGTTTGTTTGCGGATGCGCTTGCATTTGTTGGCTGTTCAGCTCCTGCGGTATTGTTGTCTGAAGTTGCTGTTTTGCCTACTGTGTTCATGTCCATAGCCTGAGAATTTGCCTCCTTTAGCTCTTTCTCTTGTGCCTGAGCAAGCTTTTCTTCTGCGGAAAGCTGGTCAACAGCTGTATTGACAACAGGAATTTCCTCGTAATCAACATCTTCTGCCTCGTCTCTTGTCTGAAAACCCATCATGATACCAGGTTCAGTGGTTCTGATAAGCCATGAAGCAGAACGATAACGAAGCATCAATTCTGGGATGTTTCTCCATTTTGGATTGCGGGCATACCAACCTTCATCCTTTGCCATTTGAATTGTTACGACAGGACCTTTTTTCATTTCTCCTGTCTTTAATTCGATAGCGTATGCATACATACCCCAATCGTCTTTACCTTTTTCGCCAACTTCTGAATAACTAAGCGTAGAATATTTTCCTGTTGCATTAAAGCAAGCGATGGCAAACTTTGCTTCAAAGGTCGGCGTACCATTCACGGCTACGAGGTTTTGTAGAACCATTAAAGGATCGGCATTCATACGAATAGCCATATTAAGACCTATCATACAATTTCCAATATTACCTTTGTAGGCATCTGGAACAAATGAAGATGAAGCAAACACTTTTGCTATTCTCTGTCCTATTTCAAAACCTTCGATAGAACCGAAAATATTAATACTTTTTTGAGGCTGAATTACTGCCAAATCTTTTGTTTCTCCCATAATTTTAATTTTTTATATAAAACCCTTTCGTTTTTATTTACAAGTTGTTATACATTTTCTATTTTAAATGGTTCTCCATACTTACATTGTAGGTAGATAACCTGTTGCACTGATGGCAGCGCATTTTCCACAGACTCCTTGCGGTCAACAAACAGAGGTACATATATGTCCTTTGCCGTGCTTATACCGTTGATTATGTCTATGCCCATGTTGATAACCGTACCATCGTTGGTATTGTTGTAATCAACACCATTGCGGTCAATAGCAGTGCATATCTCCTTTTCATCGTCGTTGGTTATGTTCTGTTCGTAAAACTTCCAACGTATGAGTGAGAAGTAAGAGTTGACCTTGCTTTCTACAATCGAGATTTTCGCTTTTTTGTACTCTTTTATTTGCCTAATAACCTCATTGCAATCTGCTACTATTTGTGCAAGTTCTCGTGAGCGCTTGTCAAGCTTTACTTTTTCGTCTTCGATACGTTTGTTTGTATCACGGCTCGACAAACGTTTTATAAGCTCGTCACGTTTGGCAGTAAATTCTTTCTTCTTTTGTTTACTCTCTTCAACGGTTGCATCAACAACAGGTTTTGGTTCTGTTGCTTTGATTGCGTTTATTTCCTTTATAGTCTCGGCATATGCAGCTGATGTTTCCCACGTCTGTGTCTGCACTTCTGTACGTTTTCGCACTAAGGCGTTGTATGTTTCTTGTTTAGTGGCAACATCTTTCTTATCCGTGTTGGCTGTAACTTGCTCATATGTATTAATACAGCCTTTTATTACTGTTATTTGCCCATGCTTTTCAGTTGCCTTATTCTGTATTTCCATGAGCTTAGACGCCTTGTTAGTATTGTACTCACTCACAGCGTTAGCATATTCCTGCTCCTTCATTTCGTCCGTATAAGGACGACCACAAACGGGACAAATATCTGTTTGGGCGTAGCTAAATTCCTTTTCGTTAACATCTTTCCATTGTTGCATTAAATCGTTAAACTCATTGGTTAGCGATGCAAGTTTAGCCTTATTCTGGATATTTGCATCAAGGTTTGTTTTCTGCGATGCTTTAGCGGTGCGCAAAGCCTCAGACGCTACGCTTACTTGCTTAAATATATTATCAACCTCCGCAAAGTGTGCTTTTGTCCATGCTTTGTGAGCTGTCTGATTTTTAGCTTCCTGTTCAGCAACACGTTTTTTGTATTCTTGCATTTCCAAGCTTTCGGTTACAACACCTTGCAAGTTTGCCTCGATGTTGGCAAGTTGTGCTTCGACTTTCACTTTTTCCGATTCAATATTGTCGAAATCTTCGTCAACTTTTAATGCATCCTGCGCTTGTACCTTTGCCGGAATAAGTTGTAATTCATCATTAGCTCTCTTGCGTGTCGTTTTTTGCTGTGTGAGCATTTCGGCAATATCTTTTTTCTCTGTATACACTCCTTTGTAGACTAAAGGATAGTCTTGCATTAACTCTTCCTCATTAATGTCACAAGCTAATGACATGAGGATTTTTCTGCGTACATCAACTTTATATGTCCAAAACAGACTTATATTTGATAACATAAACCAGTCCTCAAAGTTGCACAGAGAATTTAGCTTTTCTTTAAACTGTGACACCGAATAAGGCACATCATCAACGAGACGTGATTGTGTCGTACCCATAAACTTCTCGTCTGCGGTGTCCTTGCCTTTCCAACGCTCAGTCAAGCGACGTTCTATCTTTATATCTCGCTCGTCATTGTAATTTATGACAACTACCACAGATGTTTCGAGCTTGTGGATAATGTTGTTATTACAATCCAGAGTTTGTACTATAGTGTCCGGACGGCTTGTAACACCAAACAAACACCACAAATAAGCATCGTAAATAGTAGATTTGCCCGTCTCGTTTCCTCCGCTTATTAATACATTATGAGCAAAACTAAGAGTCTTGTACCGCTCCTTTTTAAAATTTTGAAGCGTTATTGATTTAATCTCAATTTTCATTGTTTATTTATTTTACGTTAAACTTGCGCTTTCGCGATTCTTTCAAATACTGTTGCATCGGTAAAGGTTGATCGTCAAGCCCATTTTCTTCACAATACTTTAACCAAGCATTTATACCTGTTTTCCCTTCTTTTATAAGCTTTTGTTCTTCTTGCAAACATTTATTATAATACTCATCTTCAATTTCTGCTCGCTTGTTAATAACCTCACCATCAAAAATGCGGACGGCTTGCATTATTACTTGCGGATTAAAAGATTTACCAACATAAAGCACCCCATATGCACCTCCTATAAAAGACTCAAAAAAGAAGGTAAGTTCGGTTGGTGTAAGATAAAAATATTTACTCCTTATTTGCCTCGCTATTATAACTACTTGCATTTTGCTTGCTACGTCGTATGCGCCGCAGAACCTTAACACGTCAACAAGCTGTGTTCTTAGCCATAAATTTGTAACTTCGCTTTTGCTCTTCGCATCAATCGCACTTAAAGATAAGTTTTCAGCCATTATTGCATCCGTTAAAGAAGAAATGGCTTCTTTTCGTTGACTTATCAGCGGATATCTTTCGAGCATTCGCGTTAACAAATCATTCTGCGCTAAGGATGTCTGCTGTTTTTGTTGCAAATGCAATTGCTTGTTTTCGTTCTCCATAAGGATCTATTATTTCATCTTGCCAACAATGACCATTAAGATATGTAAAAGGGTCTTTTTGATATTGTTTATCTGACACCGATTGTACATAAGCAGGAGTAGCAGCAATGCAAGCTTGTCTGTCTTTTTTGGATAGACGTGCCCAACGTTTTGCACATTTATCTTTGCCGCGTTTCTTATTGTAAAGTTGCCACCAATACTCAAACTCTTCGTTTATTTCGGTTACTGATTGAGGCATAATTACCTCATAACCATGTTGTTGTAGCAAATATATTGCCTGTTGTATCTCCTTATCCATTGCTAACTGTTTTAAATATATTCACCTCCCCAAAAGCGCATTATCTCAGAGCCGAGAATAACACGTTGTCCGTTTGGGCGAATCATACATGATATAACCTTATTTTCCATATAGCGATACACTGTTGTTATGCTTACGCCAAGCTTAGTCGCTGCTTCTTTGACTGTATAGCGACCTTTAGGTGTGACATCAGGGGCATTATTAACCATTGTCTCTTTTTTTATTCCGCCGCAATATGCCATAAATCGCAGCTTCTGTTGTATACGCAAAATCGACCATTACCTTCCGCACGGCTTCCGATTTTTTAAATCCGTGCTCTGTGTAGTATGCGACTTTCTCGCAAACTGCTCGTTCTTTGTCTACTTGACTTAATATTACCATTTTTTAACTTTCATTTTATATATAAATTAATATATTATTAATACCTTTGTATCGTGATTAGCGTTACGCTATTTTCACAACGCAAAATTAATAAATAATTCTTAGTTATCATAAGAAACTATTATTTTTTATATTATTTTAAACCTTTTATATGAGTACATTAGTAGAAAGAGCTAAAGAAGCAGCACGTTACTATCATATGTCACTTGTAAAGTGGCAAGAGTCAATGGGCTTAAGCAATGCACATTTTTATAATTGTCAGGGCATATCAAGAAAACTTGGTAGGGTGATAGAAGAAATGTATCCTGAAATAAATATAGAATGGCTGTCAACTGGCAATAGCGTTATGTTGAATAGTGACGTAAAAAGAAACCCAACAGGGTATACAGTACCTTTATTGCCTATTGCAGCGCAAGGAGGAACGCCTGATAATTTTGAAAGTCAAATTGAGAGTTACAAATGCGAGCAAGTAATATCTCCTGTTCAGGGCGTTACTTTGGCTCTCACGGTAAACGGAGACAGTATGTCCCCGGAATACCCTAACGGTTGTAAAATCTTTGTTCAGCGCATAAACGAGGCGTCTTATATAGAATGGGGCTGCACCTATGTCCTTGACACATCTAATGGAGCTATTGTAAAAAATGTATTCCCTGTAAAGGACGATGCGACAAAGGTTATATGTCGCTCCGTAAATCCAAATTATGCAGACTTTATCGTTGACACCTCAGATATTAGAGGATGGTATCGTGTGCGCTGTTGTATCACCATCAAATAATATAAAAAACAAAAAAACAAGCAAATTTCATGCAAACAGCATTTTTATTTACATATAATACACTGTAATACAATGGTTTGCATTACCGTATATTTATATCTACTAAATA